GCCCAGATCCACCACGACGGAGCCAAGATCAGACCCCATAAAATCATCCCAAAAAACAAGAAAGCGCTCTACTGGAAAGGGGCGTCTCACCCCGTGCGCTCGGTCAATCACCCAGGCTCGACCCTGCCAGCAAGAGGGCTTGTAGGATATAGCCCTGCGGATGTAGCCGAGTGGGCTGCAATCATTGGAGAGGAAGCGGCAAAAATCTTTGAATAGTTGAGCGATCGCGTTCAGTACACTAATGTTTGGTGGCCTATTTTCCCAAACCCCTCAGGGCTTGCCACCGCCACAACTGAGGGTTTCATCCTTGACACAATTTATCTTGCATCCAAGGCATATCATTAAGCGTCTGTTTGTGTTTTCTGAAATCGACAATGCAACGGTTGATAACTTTATTGATGTACCTAATCTGCTCTTCATTGTTAAGCGCTTGGCCGTCTTTAGCCTTGCAGTAAAAACGCCATACCGAGCGCTCCAAAACCTCTGTTGCCGTGCTACGAATATCAGAGATTTGTATTTTCTCTAACAACGGGTACAGTCGTTTCATCATTTCCAAGCATTCACCAGGCAACTGTTTGGGCGTCGGTGGGTAGCGTTTGAGTCTTGGGGCAGGTACATTGTTACGCAATCTCCACTTTCTTAGAGCCCTAGCACCCACGCCAAACATTGCAGCGATGGCAGGCTCGTCTAGCCCGTTGCGGATAAAGTTTTGATACTCGGCAACGGTCAGCATGTGCAGTCTCCTAGGTCTGCGCTCAATAAGATTTAGTCGAGCTTTCCATTTCAAAAATGCGTGTTTTGGAATTTTGAGAGCCTGATAAATCTGAAGATCGCCAAACCCTTGCCGCCTAAGCTCTGCATACTTTGAGCCTTCTTGACCATCCCCAAGCAAATCAAAAGCAGGTTGATACTTGGAAGCGACAGGCTTTCTACCTCTAGTTAATCCACGCTGTTTCTTGAATTGCCTTACGGAGTGTTCCGATAGGCAAGTCAAGTCTTGAATCTGGCGATCGCTGTACCCAGACTTCTTAAATTCAAAATATTTTGCAACCGTCAACGGCTCCATGATCCCTCTTTTTGCAAAAGCGCCACCATCGATCCTCGTAAGAATTGCAAGCCCATTCGACAGCTATAAAACCTGCGTCAAATGCCTGTTTTCTTGCGTCAGGGATGCCCAGGTACTCCCATGCGATCGCCGCTTGCACCCATTCAGGGCAGTCGATTGATCTCTCTGCATAGCCAGTAGCGGTAAGCAATCGAAGTTGTGTTCTCTTTTTTGACGCCATAATCGTTCATTATGCAACGCGCTACATGTCATGCGTGGTACGATTTTCAGCAAATCGGGCATTTTTAGCGAATGGAAGATGTCAAATCGCAAACCCTAGAACTATTGCAACGATATGCCGCTACCCAGGCACCCGAGCGCAGAAACCAGCTCAGAAACCGCATCATTCAGCTAAACGTACCGCTGGCTAAAAAGGCGGCAAACCGCTACAGCACCAAATGCAGCGAGCCGTTTGAGGATCTGTTGCAAGAGGGCGTGTTAGGGCTAAATCGTGCGGTCGAGCGCTTTGACCTGTCACGGGGTGTGGCGTTTAGTTCCTTTGCAATGCCCTACATTCGAGGCAGCATCCAGCACTATTTAAGAGATAGGGCTGACGCGATCCGCATCCCACGGGCATGGGTGGATAAACGGTCCAAGGTCGAGCGGCTCAAGTCTGAGGGCGTGACTCCGCAGGCGATCGCCACCGAGCTGCGGTTTAAGGGCGTGGCAGAGCTTGAGCAGTGCGAGCAGGCACTGAGGCGATCGCCCATCAAATCACTGGATACTGAGAGCAATTCTCAGGCATTGCGCGACCGACTGCCTGCACTGGAATGGCAGGGCAGTGCCATAGAGCTTTTATCGATAGAGGGAATTCTGATGGACTCGGGTTTTGAGGTTGGTGCGGACGGATATTTTGATGCGGGTTCAATTTGCAAGCAAGAGGGCAAATTACTCACTGAGTTCAGACGACTACCCTCAACCCGAAAACGTCTAGCAGAATTGGAAAACATGGGAGAATCCCAGGTTTTTAAGATTTCTCGGGGTCGAAACGGTAAATCTTTTTTGCATAAGGCGATCGCTCCTGAGTTCCTGATCTGGGTTAACCCAACCCGATACCGACCCGTCGTGATGAGTGCTCTGGTCGGAAACCTGAATTCCCTTTATGGATCGGGCTCACAAACGATCTGAAGGGTCGGGAATGCTCGATATAGAGCACCTTTCAGGCAATCATGGCCGACCTTGAGCGTGAAATAGAGATTTTTAGAGCAGGCAAGCACACCGCAGCCAACGGTATGGCTGTGGATATTTCGCCTGCGGATTTGCAGCAAGTTGTAGATACCTATAATCCTGCGAATTTCAATGCACCCGTAGTTTTAGGCCATCCCAAGCACAACGACCCGAGCTGGGGTCAGGTTAAACATCTCAAAATGGTGGGCGATCGCCTTAAGGCAACAGTTCACAAGCTTGCGCCGGAGTTCGTTGAATGGGTTCGAGCTGGGCGATACCACGCGATATCGCCTAGCTTTTATTTGCCCGATTCAGGATCTAATCCCTATCCCGGTAAATTGGCGCTGCGCCATATCGGTTTTTTGGGTGCGGTTCCTCCGAGTGTCAAGGGCATGGCTGCGCCTGAGTTTCAGGAGTTTGTAAGCTTCTCTGACGATGAGGAGGGCGTTGTTTCGTTTATGTGCGATGGGTGCTCGTTTGGTGGGTCGCCCATTATCGCTAACGTGCTGTCAAGGTTACGCGATTTTTTGATCAGTGAGTACGATATCGCGATCGCTGACTCTGTGATCAACTCGTTTGATCTTGACGCATTGCGATCTCAACCGAGCTACACCGATCAACTCCAAATGGGTCTAGACGAACTCAGAAAAGAGGTCTACCTGCTGCAAGAGCGCACGGCCAGCAGCCAACCAATTTTGAACTATCAAGAGGGCAAACCAATGAGCGCAGCACTCAAAAAGCTGATGAAACAAAAAGGGGTGACGCCTGCTGCTGCCGCAGAGGCGACGGGCATCGATCAAGCCAAGATTGACGCAATTTTGGCAGGGACGGAGGACGCAAGCGATAGCGATTTAACGTCAATCGCAGAGGTTCTAGGGGTGCCCAAGTCGATGCTGGGGGGTGCCAAAAAAGAACCAGCAAACATGAGTGAGGCTGACACTGCGGAACTGGTCAGACTGAAAGCTGAGAATGAGGCTCTAACCGCTGCCGCTGCCGCTGCCAATCTAAAAGCTCGAACGGCTGAAATTCAGAGCTTCTGTGAGGGGCTCGTGAGAGACGGCAGGATCACCGCTGCACGCCTGCAACCTCGCTCAATCGACTTTGGTGAGGGCGAAACCCATGAGATGGGGATGGTCGATTTCATGGCCAGTTTAGAACCCTACCAACTGGAGTTTTATAAGGCTGATCTAAGGGCAGGTGGGAGAGTGATCCAGTTTGGCGAGATTGCCCGAGACGAGGAGCCAGCCCGATCGGCTGGGTCGTTGGCGCTGCCACCGGATCACCAGGCTGATCCGCAGTCGGCAGAACTGGCCGCTCGGATCACCTCCTACGCAGAGGAGCATGATATCTCGTTCACCGAGGCTTACAACCAGATGAGTCTCACGGGTGCATTGGCTCAGTAAGGCGATTGACTAAATAGGGCGATTGGCTTGATTCACAGGACGTTTTGAGGGGTTAATTATGGCGGATTTAGCGTATCCAGATGGTGGTTTACAGGTTGGCATCGTGTCGGCTGGGGTGTTTGATGCTCAGCTCTTTATCGGCCACGATCGCCAGGTTTCTGGGGCAAATGAACGGATCGCAGGCATCTCAATGATGCCGTCTGAGGCGTCTGGCGATTACGTCACTCTCAGAGTAGACGGCATTTTCCCGGTTAAGGCTGGTTCCAACGCCAGCAGCGTCAACCTCACACCAGGCACACCGGTCAAGACCGACTCGGCAGGCAAGGCGATCGCCGCAACTGCTGACACAGACATCATTGTGGGGGTCGTGTGGTGTGACTCACCCACCGCAGACGCTGCTGATGAATTGGTGCTGGTTCACATCACCCCAACCGGACGGGTCGCCTCGTCTTAAGCCGTCTGGCTATTCAACCTACTCTGCTACCTAAATTTACCGCTGGAGGATCGCTAAAATGCCGTTGATGTCGCTCGCGCAAACCCGTGTAGTTGACCCCGTTTTAACGGGGCTATCTCAGGGCTATTCTAATTCTGAGTTTGTTGGAAAATACCTATTCCCCATGGTTCCGGTGACGGAATACGGGGGCGTCGTAGTGCAGTTTGCAGACACGATTTTTGAACTAGACGATCTGAGTCGTGGCCCTGATGGCGAGTACAAAGTAGTCCATACGGACTACGACGGCTCGCCCTATAAACTCAGCCTAAAAGGGGCTAAATACCGGGTTCCGTTTGAGCACGCCACCGATGCCGAGCGGCTCGGCTTTCAGTGGGATTCGATCGCCAATATGACCATGATGGCCAAACTCAACCTTGAGCTAGAGGTCGAGCAGGCTACGATCGCCACCAACACAGCCAACTATGACAGCAATCATCGGCTTACGCTCTCAGGGACTGACCAGTGGAGTGACCCAGCGAGCACACCCAGCGCAGATATCAGGGCTGCCAAATCGGCCATTCGCAGCAGCGTGGGCAAGGACGGAAACATTGTGCTGCTGACATCGGCAACGTATGACGCAGTTGTCGAAAACCCTGCCATCATCGACCGATTTAAGCACACGTCAAAAGACTCGATCACCGCTGACATGCTCGCTACCCTGTGGGAGGTAGATAAGGTCGTGGTGGGCAAGGCTGTGCGCAAGTCTGGCAGCTCAGTCTCAGACATCTGGGGCAAGGTTGCGATCGTTGCCTATACCAACCCAAGCGCGATCGCCTCTGGTATGTTAAACGGGTTCCAGATGTCTGGTGACGTAAATATGTTCATGCCATCGTGGGGTTATACCTACACGATGACAGGCCACCCATTTCAGAAGCCTGTAAGACGTGACGAGGACAAAGACAGCTTTATCTATCAAACCAAGTTTGACCGGGTTCCTGTGCTCACTGGGATGGACTCTGCATTCCTGTTTTCTGCTGCTGTTGCCTAAGAGGTTGCCTGATGCCATTTTTCAAAGTTCTTTCTCCTCTTAAGCACAACCGTAAACGCCATGAACCAGGTGATGTGCTCGACCTGCCCCAGGAGCTGGGCGATCGCCTCACGGCTGCGGGGGTTGTCGAGCCATCAGGCCCACCCATGCCATCAACCCCACCCCTAGAACAAACGCCAGATGACGAGCCAACGCTCTCTGAAGAGTCTACGGGGGGCGACCCTTCCACGCCTCCCTTACTTAATATCAACACTGCTACAGCGGAGGCGATCGCAGACCAAATCAACGGGATTGGGCTGACGACAGCCAAGGCAGTGGTTAAGCTGCGTGATTCAAAGCCTGATAAGGCATTCACCTCGCTAGATGAACTCAAGTCAATCTCACGGGTCGATTGGGATGCCGTTTTTCCGTTGTTGACGCTTGAATAATGTATGCCACTGCTGCGGATTTTATAGCTGCATTCCCCGACGATGAATCGGTCGAGCTGACCAACCTGGACACACCCAGCGCTGTGGCTCCGGTTTTGGCTCGCATTGAAACCGCTCTGTCTGAGGCCGAGAGCGAGATAAACACCTATGTGGGTATGGTGGCGACCCTACCACTCACCAGTGTGCCTGTAGTGCTCAAGAATGCAGCCATCAGGATCGCTCGCTATCGGCTCGACTCTTACAACCCGCGTGAGTTTGTCAGGCTCGACTATGAGGATCAGGTTAAGTTTTTGAAGCTAGTTGCCGAGCGAAAGGTAACGCTCGGGCTTGACTCCGAGAGCACGCCAGTCGAGAGCGAGCGGAGTAGTTCAGGGATTGCCTACAGGGCACAGCCACGGGTCTTTACTCGTGAGTCGATGCGGGGTTATGGGGGTTGGCAATGATCGAAGCGATTGACGATAAACTCTCAGCCATTGAGGAGGCGATCGCCACTCGCCTGCTGCCGTTGCAAGACGACGGGCTAAAAATCATTGGGGCACCCGAGCGGCAAGGCCCAGCATCTAAAGCCGAGCTGCTGTTTTTCTTCTCAGGACTTGACCCACAGCCTACGGGGGCAATGGTCAAGCCTCGCCAGCAGCTAGTGACACTGCAATACACAGCCAACCTGATGGTTAAAGATCTCAGGGCACATCGGGCAGCCTATCCATTTATTCAGGCGATCGCCGTTCTACTGCGTGGGTTTATCCCTCCGGTGGCAGACTGCACAGCGTTCAGGTTCGGTGGGTGCAGCTATCGCATCGTTGAGCAAAAAGAGGGTCTGCGCTGGCACTATGAGCTGACCTTTAGTGTCGAGACGGTAATGCCTACGCTCAAAAATTAGCGCGGGAATGATGGAGACGTAGCGCTACACGAGAAATTATGGCTGATCTATTTCACGGCATCGGCGACCCGTTCATCAAAACCAAGTCAGCACCCGCAGGGCCAGGGCAAAATATCATCTTGCCGCTGGAAATATTCAGCTTTGATTTTTCCACGGATTCAAACTCTCTTGAGGCCAAATCCCAGAAAAAAGGCATTATCCGCACGATCGCCAGTGCGGTGGGTGAATCGACCGGAACGCTCAAACTTAGCTCTCAGTATGGCAACTGGGGGCATCTGGGGTTTTTCCTCAATCAGTTGCCAACAGTGGTTGCAGAGGTTTCGATTCCTGTGCTCAAGACTGGCACTGTGCCAAGTGAATCACCTTATGAGATCACGGATGCAGGCATCACGACAGCCACCGTGGACGGCATTTTTGTTTATTTATTTGACGGCCAGGATTCGCAGTATCTCAAAAAAGTGGGCACCACTCCCACGGGCTATGAGGTGGAAGTAGACACCACAGCGCATAAGCTGATTTTCCCAGCAGCACTGGATGGCAAGCTATTTACCTACACGATTCCCGTCACGGAAACCAACGTACAGCGGTATGGTGGTGCCACAGGCGACAAGTACGGCACGATCGAGTTTTGGGGCACCATTTACGGCACTGAGGATCGTATCCATTTCCCCAGCCTTGACTTCAAAACGACCCCATCAATCAGCCTGACTGGGGACGTAGCAACTCTAGAGGTTGATTTCAGTGCCAACGTGAGTTCAGGCGATGACGAGCCGTATGTAATCTACAAGGCCGCATGAAGCTAGAAATAGCCACGTTTGACCTGGATTGCATTGAGTTTCAGGATCGCTACGGCATTTTTAGGCAGTCTTACGGCTGCTCGCCTCGTGGCGTTGAGCTGATGCGAGCCTATATTGCACGGCTCAACGAGATCATTGAGGCACTGCCCGAGCCGCAAACCGCATCAGCGCTCTATCAGCTTGACCCTGTGTTTCGCCACTGCTGCGATCGCTGCCTCGAACTCAACGGCATAGACCTAGATTGGCTCGACAGCCAGGGCAGGGTGCTCACAGGGCTGCTGTTTAGCTATCAAGACGGTGCTGGGCTGCTGGTGCGGTTGAACGCGATCGCACCCGATGACGCCATGCAACCGGGTGAGGGTAAGCCTGCGACGGTGCATGATACCGCAGCGGCTCTGCTGGCTGCGACAAACGACCTTAAGGCCACGTTGGAGGCATTGCAGACCCAGCCAGCCAAGCAGATTAATGGGATGCTCAAAGCCCGAGCAGAGCACATGCAGGCTGCTCTGAGCCCAGAGGAGAAGCAAAAGGCCGATCGCGAGCGGTGGGCAGCCGAGCGCAGAGCCAAAAACAAGAGCAACCCTAAGCCGTTTAGGCCAGACGATCTGAGGCGAGTGAAGTAACGCCATTCTCTCAGCACGTAAAAACCCCGATGTCATAACTGGCATCGGGGTTTTAGGTTGGATGTGCAGCATCCGTCTAAGGTTTACTATGACACGTCAAACACTTTCGAGCCTCATTGCAATCACGGTTTTATTGGGGGCGTGCAGTCAGTCGCCCCTAGAACAAAGTAAGGCGATCGCTACCCAATATCTAGAAGCGGTCAAGGCAGGCGACACAGCCACAGCCATGAGCCTATACTGCAACCCAGGCGCACAAGAGCTATCACCCATCAAAACGGTTAAGTCGTTCACTGTCGAGCCCACTGGGGAATCGACAGATCAGGGCGTTAGCTTCAACACGGTTGAGGCCACAGTGGTGAGTGTTGGCCTAACCGCAGATCACACCGATAAGTATACGATTTGGGTCATGACCCCACAGCAGGCGATCGCCCATGAGCAGGCTGCTGCTGCGAGGTTTGCAGAGCTAGGCATGAGGCCAGAGCCCATCAACCCAGAGGAGTGGTCAAAAGCCGATCTATGTGTCGCTGTGCTCGATTAGTCGGGAATGCTGGCCATAGAGCGCATAGGGCGATATGGCTGGCAAAAAGATCACGCTGGTAATCGAGACAGAGGGGGCGACACAAACCCTCAAAAATATCAAAGAGATCCAAAAAGCGGTGGGTGGGATTGGCTCTGGCAGTAGTGCGGGAGCCAAGGAAGCGAGTCGAGGTATTGCAGATCTAGCCTTTGGCTTTAACAACGTCGTGCAGGCTGCGCAGACCCTAGCTGCAACGCTCGCGCCTGCCTACGATCTGCTGATTGGCTCAAACGAGAAACTTAATCAGCAGCTGCTGCAATCGGCTGCCACCATTACCGCAACGTCCGACGTGTTCCAAAATGGCATCAAAATCGAGGACGTTGGCCAGTCGATCGACGCCCTGCAAACCCCGTTATTAGCCGCTATCAAAGAGGTTGAGAAGGAGACTCAAAAGCTGGTGGGGGTCACGTCTGAGCAAACCTCGTCTGTGTTCAATACCATTTTGAGCAACGTCTCTCAGCTCAATAACCAATCCAAGCAGTTTCCTGACTCAATCCAAGCGGCTGCCAAGCTCGCACCCGGTCTAGTGGCCACGCTGGGCAGTTTGCAGCTACCGATAGAGCAGGCGAGCCAAGAAATTCGCTCGATTCTAACGGGTGACATTGGGCCAGATAGCGCGATCGCCAAGGCTCTAAACCTTTCCCGTGAGCAAATCAATGCCTATAAAGCACAGGGGATCTTAGTAGACGAACTGATCAAAAAGTTTGCGCCTTTCCTATCTGCCAATGCCAAGGCAGCGCTTAGCATTGGAGGCATCACCTCGAATATCAAAGATATCTTCGAGATTCTCGGCAGAACGTCAGGCTCCGAGTTGCTAAACGTGGTCGTGGATCAGCTCAATACGATCTATCAGTTTCTGGAACAGAATCAGGAGGCGCTACAAAATACAGCAGTCGGCACCGTGGGGCGACTGGTTGAGGCGCTAAAGGTCGTGATTGACACCGTTACCAGGATCGGGCAATCCATCACCGCAGCATTCTCAGGTGAGGATTTCTCAGGGCTGTCGGAGGTTGCCAACATTATTGGCGATGAGTTGATCGCAGCACTTAAGACCGCTGGTGATGTGCTGGTCGAGTTTGCCGATGTGGCGATCGCCAGTGTTAAGGGTCTACTGCCTGCATTCAAAGACATTGGCTTTGCTGCATTAGAACTAGGCAGGTTTATCGTGCAGGGGCTTAGGGCAGGGCTTGAGGCTGCATCAGCGCTCAATCAGGTCATGACTCCATTGCTCAATGTTGTGATCAAGCCCATTCTTGAGCAGGTCGGGGCGATCGCCATCAAAGTGGTGCAACTGGTCGAAAATGCCCAGTATGCAGTAGGGCTACTCACGGGTGCAGTAGGCGACAGTGGAGCCGCACTTGAAACCTACGGCAAATCGGTCGATCAAACGATTCGAGACGCGACCAGGGGACAGGGGGCTCTAACGGCTGCCATCTTGGCGCGACAGGCCGCTGAGGCAGGCGGCACCAAACTGACGGCAGAGCAGGCCGCTGCTGAGGCCGCTGCCGTGAAGGCATTGGAGGGCGACACCGCAGCGCTACGGGCAAGACGTGACGAAATCGAGCAAACCGTTGCACTAGGCCCAGCACAGAAAAAGCAAAAAGAGCAGCTACTTGCCCAGATTGATAAAGAGATCGGGAAAAACGATCTACTGCTGGCCACGCTGGAAAAAACCGCACCGGCAACCGCAAACTCGGTCAAGGTCGCTGGAAGGGAACTTGAAAAGCTCGGAACCATTACCGATCAGCTTAAGAAAAAAGTTGACGATGCCCGACGCTCTCTATCAACGGCCACAACGAGCGAGGAGGCAGCAAAAGCCGCTAAAGACCTGCTCGACCTGACCCAACAACAGCTTGATTTAGGCGACATCACCCGAGATCAGGCGATCGCCAACGCTCAAGAGATTGCCAATAACGAGAGAATCCCAATCGAGCAACGGCTCGCAGCCCAGCAGGCATTGAGCAAATTTCAAGAGCAGGCATCAAACGATCGGGTGCAGCAGGTGCAGGCCGAACAACAAAAGGTGCAGCAGCTTGTTGCCAGTGGTCAGATCAGCGATGCAGAGGGTGAGGCGCAGTTAACCGCACTTAAGGCCAAGGAACTGGAAACTCGACTCGAAAACATTCGCGCTGCGCTCAAAGCCGAGCAGGATCTAGGGCGTGGCAACGGGCAACGAGCCAAGGATCTAAAACAGCAGGAAGCCGACCTAGTAACTCAGGTTGCAGAGGCCAGGGCAACGGCTCAAAAAGCGCAACTGAGCAAACGGTTAGACGATATCGAGCGAGAGGGTAGACGGGTCGCAGCAGCGACAGAGCAGGCCGAATCAGAGCGCTTGCTCGCCACCCAACGACTGGTGAATGAGGGCGTTTTAACTGAACGGCAGGCGAGCCAGGAAAAGCTACAAATCACACGCGATCGCATTCAGTCGGAGTTGGCAGCCGAACAAGATAAACTCGCACAACTGCGATCGCTGCCCTCACCCACCGACCCAGACGAGCGAGAGCGGCTAGAGCAGCAAATTAGGGACTCAGTGACCCAGACGGCACGGCTACAGCTCAGCCTGCTCGAAAACGAGCGACAGGCCCAGCAAGCGCTCGCAGACGCTGCGATACAGGCAATCCGTGATCAGAGCGCTGAGGAACAGCGAGCAGCGCAGCGAAAGCAACAGTTTCAGCAGCAATTTATCTCTAATTTGGAGCGAGAAAAGGCCGCAAATCAGGCCGCATCCGCTGCACTGCAAACTCAATCTGACCTATTGCAGTCTCAAGTCGGGTTACAGCAGGCATTGCAAAACCTCAGATCGACCACGGGACAGATTGAGATTGACCGATTAGAGCAGGCGCTGCAAATCAGGCAGCAGCTTGCCCAAACGACCGACGCAGCCACTCGGCAAGAGCTAGAACGGCAGCTATCGCTATTGCAAGGGCAAGTACAGGGCGTAAATTTGCGAGGCAGCGAGGCGCAACTCATTCGCCAGATTGGAGAGGAGCAAAAACGGAAAGCAGAGCAGGAACTAAAAGACCTGGAACTGCGCCAAATCGCAGCAAGGCGAGCCAACGAGCTAGAGATACAGCGCAATCAACTGGCCGCAGAGCGAGCAGTGATTGAGGCGCGGATTGCAGAAATTCAAGCACGACAGCAGGCGATCGCAGCCAATGCAGCGGTGAGAGAGGCTGACCGCAATGTACAGGCCGCTCAGCAAATCGTAGACCCAGAGGAACGGGCTCGGGCGGTTGCCGACGCCACATTTCAGAGGGATTCTGCGGTCAAAAATGTGGGCTTGGTCGAGCAACAGGTTGAGTTAGCTGGCCAGGTCACAGATCAGGCATTGCAGCAGGTCGATGCACAAGCTCAGCTTGCCGAGAACTCACGGCTCACCCTCAATGCCCAGCAGGCCACCGAACGCGCTACAGCCAGGGCCGCAGCCCAATCAACCGAGTTTTCTGCCAACCTCAGAACCGCAGCAGCATCTGCTCAGACCATTGCTCGCAGCTTGGGCGTCACCTCCGACGTGCAAGGGTTTAAGGATGGGGGTAATCCATCTGCTGGTCAGGTTGCCTGGGTGGGGGAAGCAGGGCCAGAGCTGGTCAAATTCGGAGCCAATGCACGGGTCTGGAGTAACTCCGACTCAATGCGGATTGCTCAGCGTGCTCTATCGGGTGTGCCGTCAGTGGGGGCGATCGCCAGTGGGAACATGGGCGACCCACTGCTCAAAGCGGTGAACCGGCTCAATGATAACTTGAGTAACCTTGAGCCAGGGGTGCAGATTGGCACCCTACAGCAGAGCGTGACCAATCAAGTACCGCAGAACGAAAGGGCGATCGCGCAGCAAGTCGAGCAGGCAAATCTTGATTTATTGTGGGAATTAAAAGCAGGGCTGAGAGGTGGCAGGTTTGGCCGATTTTAATATGCTGCGGTTCCCCATACCAGAACCGCTGCTGACAACCTACAACACAGCCGAAAATGCAGACCTGTTTGATGCGGAAAACTCCCATCTAATCTTGTATGTGCAGCCTGGGGGCTATCGCCCAGTGTGGACAGCGACGGGTGAAACCTCGCTGGTCGATGGCTATGGCTCGACCGTCGTGCAAACTGCCAAATGGCGCTATGGGTTTGATGTGGCCACCATTGAGGGACGAACAGCACCCTATGAGATAATCCGCACGCTGGCTCAGACCGCTGCTGCGGTGAAGGGACAATATAGCGCGATCGCAGTGTGGGATTATGTCAATCCCGAGCCAGGGGACGCAGCAGCAACAGGCTACACGGTGCGCAATACTCGGCTAGAAAACATCCAGCCCAGTGGCACAATCCGCGCAGACTCGGCATTTAATAGCGCTCGATACTCGCAAGGGTTTCAGTTTCGCTTGGTCGAGATTGAGGCGCGATCGCAGTATTGAAATCGTTTTGAAACGTTTCAAAACGTTTTGGACGGGTTGAGGTCAATTTGTTAATTTAAGCTTGCTGCCATTGGTCGAACAGCTGCTGTAATACGTCTGCTGGCGATTCCTTGCTAACGCCATGAGAGGCGATGAACTCCTCAAAAGATTCCTCTTGCTCAATGTCCAGAGAGTTATCGTTTACGATGGCATCCCATGCGCTCTCGCCTGAAAATTGCATTTAGTTACCTGATAGAAGGATGATGGCGATCGCCGCTCTCAATGCCCCCAGAGCGAGGGCGATCGCTACTCTTATTCTATCGAGAGGAAATCATCGGAGGTTGCAGGCTAGACCATAGAGTTTATCTGTCTGCCATTTGCGCATTATCAGGTCAAAGTTTTCGCTGCTGAAAATACGGCAGTCCACACCACCAGACTCGAAATGCCAGAAAAGGGAATATCGTGCAGGTGCGCCACCGCTGCAAATCCAAAAAACGGTTTCGTCATCCATGATTTTGATGGTGGGCGATCGCTCCCAGTCTGCACGTTAGCAAAGCGATCGCCTGCCCTAATACTAGCCGCATCCCTTACCCACTTCACCAGGGCTGTCGGGCTTTACAAAATCTTTTGCACTGACCCAACCCTGTGGGCACCAAAACCCCCACTGTCGAATTTTAGGTCCAGTGATAAACAGGCTCACGACCGGGGCATCGTTGATCAGTTCAAGGCGATGCAGGGCTGTGGCATGGCGAAAAATGATGTCACCCTCACTCCGCTCTACTATGCCGTCTGGCGTCACCTCCCGATAGGCATTGATTAGCAAGATAGACAGGTTTGCCCACGGGTGATCATGCAGTTCCTTGTCTTTATCGCTGCGCTGGATCAGGTGCAGGTAGAGGTTAAGCACAGGATTGCGGGGTATCAGATGCCATCGCAGCAAGAGGGGGGAATCCTCTGAACCGATCATGAAATCGGGCGGTCGCCCTGCCTGAGTGCGGTCTGATAGCCTTAAGAGCGATCGCCTGAGAAACCGAGGAATTTTCACACGGGAATCCTAGAAACATGCTGACCCTAGTTTCTCCCAATCTGCCGACCGTTACCACGGAGCCCCAATATGGTGGCGTCGTTGGCTCGCTGCCCACTGCGGATGTAGGGGCGATCGCCACCATATACGACCGGCGTGAAAATTCGCCCCTAGAACAAAGTGCAGTTTTAGAAATTCCGTCCTACGCGGATGGCGAAATTTTCATCACCGCACCGACCGGGGTGGGGGCTGTGCTATCGGTGCGGTTGGATGGGTTGCTCTACTCGCCTGCTGACAAGTTGCCACGCAAGCCTGGAACCTACACGTTCAACCCCGAGACACTAGAGCTGGCGATCGCACTGCTGCCAGGGCAGAGCCCTACGGTGGGCACGTCGATCCAGTACCGATATAAGTTGGCTCGTCATTCGGGCTTAACTGCGCTTAGCAATGCGCTCAATGAGCAACAGCCCGACCTATTTAGAAACTGGAATGTTTCGGGTACGGTTTCGGTTTCTAGGTCGCTAGAGGGGCAACCATCAGGGAGTCTAGAGTTCTACATTCAGAGCGGCTATGAGGCGAGCGTGAGATCGACGTTCACACCGGGTGAGAAATTCATCTTTCACGGGTTTGGATACAGCGTTAACAGCCTCAAAATCGAGCGGCTGCGCAATGGGCTGATCAAGGCCAGCATTTCGCTGGGTGGCTATTGGGAGAATGAATTAGACGAGCCCGTTGCGCTGAATGATGCCGCTCCAGTGACTGGTGACGATGCCGCAGACGGTGCGACCAAGGGCAGCGAGAAAGCTGATAACTGCAACAGGGGTGTAGTCGGACTCGGCAATTTTGCCCGTAGGGTCGGGGTACCGCTGCGAGGTGTAAACGTATCGCGCACCGTGCCAGCCGACACCCCAGCCGACGCGACCACGACGCTCGGACAAGAGGTACAGAGTCGAGCACTGGGGGCTGGGGCCGTCGTGCGCTACAGCGACCCTAATGCTGTCGTAATTGAGCGGTGGGCCGCAACGAAACACCATATTTTGAGCGCTGCGGATATCGTGTCTGAGTCGATATCCATCAACCTGCAAGGCGATGGAGCCACCGATAACAGCAGCACCGACGGCACAGCCAGCAAGCTGGCTCAAGAGTTCAAAAACACGCGCCTTGACCTGGATCAGGGCGATGGGGCCAGCGCTGACGACTCTCAGGGCGATGTCAAGCAGGTTTTTTATAGTGGCGATCGCTCTTATTTCCTGTCTGTGCAGGTGGACTCCTTTCGTGATACCGGCCATGCGTTTGACAATGGTGGGCCGACCAAAACCCTCAAAAAAGTGGTCAAGCTGAACGGGCAAACCCTCACTGAGAATGAGCAGGTGTGGGGCTATTGCTACGCAGCCACCGACGTTTACACCCTGATCAGCGCAGCGGGAGGCAGTCAGACCCGCTACGGGTGGCGATACTCTGGGCCGTTTGTCAATGGTCAGGCTTTTTGGCGAAAGGTGAGCGATGTCTCGACCGAATATATCTATGGTGAGTATGGCTATTTGGTGGGGGTGAAAACCACGGGCTATAAGCTGGCTCGGTTCAACAGCGATCGCGACCAGAAAAGTTTAGAGATTAAGCTGGCCATGGTCACGGGTGTGGCTGCAAATAGCGATCCAGGGGCTATCACGGTAGGGATTGAGAGTCTAGTAAAGCAGCTCGCACTGCGAACCGACTTCCAGAAACTTGCTGTCAACGACACCACGACCTATAACCTTGCTCCATTCCGGGGGCTTTACCCCGACATAGAAAAGGGGCAAAGTGAAGATTGGGTAGAGCCGCTCTATGCCGAGCGGATGCAGCGAATTGACCGGACGGAGGCCATCACACCCGACCCAGAATCGACCAACGAGAAACCTAAGCCCGATCTAGTGGTCGGCAAAAACTATCGAGAGGAAAAGTCGGTTGAGATTGTCTATCCAACTGCCACAATTCCAAAGAAGAATTACCAGCAGAACAAGGACTTTTATAGAGCCGTGAGCCTCACCCAGAATGCAGAGGGGCCAGGGCTCAAAGATGGCCTAACTACCGAGCAATTCGACGACAATTCGGGCAGGCCCAGCGTGCAGACCCGACTCACCAAAACAGGCGATCGCTGCCGACCGATTGCGCTCAATGCCGCCAAGACGGGCATGAAATACTTGCTCAAAACCGCAGGGGTAAACACCACATCCGACAAGGTTGAAGACGGCAGCGTAAATTATCCAGGCGCGACCACGCCAGAGGAGGGGCTAAAGGCTGCCGAGACTCAGGCCAGTATCGACAACACCACGACGGTGGAAACCTGGGAGCTGACCGTGCTGCCCACTAGACGCTACACCGAGGGCGATCGCGTCACTGTTCTAGGGGTGACGTTTATTGTGCTCAGCGTGACGGAGGCGAGGAAAATTCAGGGCAATTTAGTGACCAGTGATGGATGGCAACTGACGCTGGGTAAATACCTAGCACCAAGGATAGAACTAAGGGAGGTGGGTTAGTGTCTGCGTTTATTGAGCGGTTGATTTTGCGGGTTAAGGCAGCGTTGCCAGGGGTGAGCGAGCAGGCGATCTTAAATGCCCTGCGGATGCATAACTGCACACTTGAGCAGTTGGCCGATCGGGCTGAGCAACGCGAGTTACTGCTGTTAAATGGGGCGATCGCCAGAGCACCTAGGCCAGAGGTCACGCCGAGCGATGTAGCAAAAGCATTGGAGGAAATTTAATGGAAATTAGAGAGCAATTGTCAGACGTGCAGCATGATATCTGGGCGCATTGGATGCGTTATCAGTTTTCCGTTTGCACCCAAAACCCAGATGGGTCGTTGACCATTCCTGCTGCATCGGTCAAGCACTGGCAACGACAAATAGACACCCCATACAGTGATTTGACCGAAAAAGAGAAGGACAGCGATCGCGAGCAGGCTGACAAAATTCTTGCGGTATTAGAAGAGGTTGGTTAATGAAAAGGAGGGGTATTTGCAATTAACTTTTGATAAAAGCACTTCAACCGTATGGCTGTTTGCTACTCCTAATGAGTTACTGCAAATAGCTGCAATTGCCCAGGAAAGGGCGACAGAGGCGCGATTGGGGGATTCTTTAACGATTGTCGAGCAGAACATCGGTCGATCAAACCTTGTTTTTAGAATTAGTGCCAATAAACCGTAAGGAATGGCCGAATTCATTGTTGATCTTTATCTCGCCATGAGAAAGGAGGGCTAATGGCACGTTTGAGCGCACGCATTTTGAACGAAATTCAAGCACTGCAACAGCTCATCCTCAACAACCGGGTGAGTGTGCAGACCTTCCGCAGCACTGCGGAGGGGGGCAGCTATCAGCAGGTCAAGCGAGGCGGTGGGGCGATCGCCAAGATCCCTCTGGCCGACTCGCAGAATAGTGTTTCACGCACGGGGAGATTTAGATGATAGAGGAACGAACGATCAGCCTATCTCTGGACGGTGATCAGTGGCTCGCGTTGCTGGGCGAGAACATTCAAGAGGGTATCTGCGGGTTTGGCGACTCACCCAAGGCCGCACTGCTTAAGCTTGCAGAGCAACTGCCGATAAAGGTATTTCAGGCCGACTACAATGCCCCACGCAAAGGCGATCTCTCTGTGGATGAAATCTATGCTTTCAACCGAGAGGAAGCCGACCAGATTGCAGCCCTACGCAATCTGAAAATTGTGGACGAGAGAATAGAGGGTATCAGCCTGTGACCAGCACCTATGCATCCATCCGACAGACAACCCCAGACGTTAGTTTTGCCGCTGCCGCTGGCGGTTCTCTCACGGGCTCAGGCTCGATCTGGCTGTGCATCCAAGCGCGTAACCGTGCAGGGCGAAACCTGCTGAGCACTCCCGTGCAGGTGAGCTATAGCGCAGGCCAGAAAATCGCCTGCACCATTGGCACCGGAGCCAGGGCCACGGGTGAGGAGATTATCGAATACGTGATCTCAGGCTTCAGTTCAAACACGCCTTCATCCATGAAACGGCTCGCGTCATGGCGTGCAAAAGATGCATTTGTGCTAGGGGCAACTAATTACCCAGGGCAAGGCAACGATCGCCCATTACCCCATACAATCGACCTCACCCACGATGCCCATTTATTAGGTGGAGCAACTGTGATCAACTCAGATGCTCTACCCACAAACCGGATCAACGGGATGATCCGGTTTGTGACCAGTGAAGCCGAGTATTGGCGCTATGACGATGAGGCCGAGAGCGGAGAGCTGGCAGCAGGGTCGGGCTATTGGGTGGTGTCGAGCGCTGGTGAGCTCAGCTCATATCAGGCCAGCACAACTGACGCAGGGGGCTGCGATCGCCCTCTCCTAAACCTCTCGCCTGCTGATGTGCTCTCGCCTCCTGCCTATGCGGGGGATGGGTCTGACTCTTACCCTGTGCAGCTCTGGTATAGCAACGGGCTGACTGACGACGGAGGGGCTGTAAACGAGCAGGGCTATCAGCTCGCCTTGCAGATTCGGCTTGATGGGGCCAACAAATCGACCCTGTTTAGTGGTCGAGTAGTCGCTCGCCTGCTCGGCTATGTAGACAGGTCAACAGGCATCCTTGATGAGGCGATCGCCTCCGTGGGAGACGACATCGTTCTCAGCGCTGCCGACTCACCCGACGACACACCCCGACTGGGAAACCTCACCCTGCCCCTAGAACTTTTGCGAGGTAATGCAGCAGTCTACGCGCTATTTTTCCGCTTCAACGTAGAAGAGTTGACCGGGCAATGGGGCGATCGCGTGCTCGATGGTTCGCAGTTCACCACAATTCTGTATCCAGAGGGGCTACTGGGGAACCCAGACAAAAGCTGGAACATTACCGGCGACGTGATTTTTAACGTCACCGATCGCATGAGAGTTTTGCCAACCCAGTCGGCAGCGGTGCGCTCGGCAGGGCAGTGCATGATCCAAGGGTTTAGCTCGCCCTCTGTTGCCGCGCAACTGCTCATCGGCATTGCAGCGGATACCGCAGATCAGCAGGTCGTGATATCGGCAGCGCTCGCAGGGGATGCGCTGGTGAGGGCACCCGGTGAGCCACTCGGGGGCACCGATGGACTCAGGGCACTGATCAGCACGCTGCCCGGTGAATGGGTGGCGAGTGACTACACCAGCACCGTGAGCGTGAGTGGGGCACAGGTGATTCAGCTATCAATTACCTATCCTGACGCGATCCGTGACGATTACCCCGACGTTATTAAGGGGGCGATCGCAGCGTTCAACGTGCCCAGTCTGCGGATCTATATTCAGCAGGTAAGCACGGGTGATATTTATCGGCTCACTGCTGAGCCAATCCCTACCGCACCCTCGCAAACCCTCACCCTACAAAGTCTTGCGGGGTCTGTGGTTGGGGCGTTGCCATCGTCACCGGCGAGCGAGTTCTGTTTATTCGACTACGGCACAATCGGGGCAACGGTGGCCAGTGGATCGGGATCATTTCCTGCGGATGATTACCGGGTCGCGATCGCCTACTGGTTCCCATCACCAAGCACGGCAGTAACGGCCATCAGCCACGACACGGTAGATGGGTGCATACCTGAGATCGAACCACTCACGACCCTGATCGAATCGGGTAAATATTGGGGTGCTGCGGTGGCAACCGTGGCCCAGCTCACAGCATTAGAGGGCGTAACCGACAATCAATATCGGTTCTGTGAGGAGGTTGGTTACAGGTGTAGGTATGACGCTACATCATTGGAGTTGGCTGATGATGTGACGATTTTCGAGCCTGATGACGGGATAGGCCGATGGTTTGCAGAGGTGCCCATCAGTCTAGTGGATTTTTATAGCTTCGCTTAAAATGGCATCAATCAGGTGATATCACAACACACTACCCTTGTACTGCTACAGGGGTTTTTTAATGCGTTTTGAAACGTTTCAAAACGTTTGTGGAACCCTAGCCTTAGTGTATTGGGTGCAGCTATGTCCTACTTGTCCAACAATCCGCAGATCAGGCTACTGCTGGCGATGCTGTGGGTTGTGTCGTGGCCGTTTCGTTTTTTGTGGCGTAGGCTTCAGACGCACAAGGCTAAGCCTCGAAAGGTTCGCTAAACCATTTTTAGAGCATCGCTTTTCACTCGCTCAAGACGGTTTGTCCAGCCCTTCCCAAAATAAAGCCAGGTTTTCAGCGATCGCAAAAATGATTTGCGTCGATCGCAGTAGCTCTTGATCAACGTCTCGACTCCATGGATGGCGACGTAGGCAGCGATCGCCTTGAGCGTGAACGCGCCGATAATACAGTCTGGATTAGCTCCGACAAGCGATTGCAACTCTTTAGCCGCTTTAGCGGGGCTGCTGTTGACCGCATAGTCAAATACGATGTAATCGACTCCACTGGGCAAATCGTCACCTCGCACGTTTGCCCAGTATTTTGCTCGGTAGATGTCCGACGCCTCTTGAGCGCTTAGGTTTTTTACATCGTCTTTCGTGCAGGGCTCCTCTCGCCACTCTGTGAGGGTATCCAGGGTGATGCCTCGATTTGTGGCACCACCCGAATCGTGTGGGTTATCGACCCAACCGCCCTCGCTCTGCAAGACTAAGATCAGCGATCGCCCAAAATTGTCTTTCAACATCCTACCCAAACCCTACAGAGGCAGTATGCCCAGTACTAGCGAACCGCAACGGGTGCAGGTTTTTGACTCGTTTTGAAACGTTTGGAAACGTTTCGGACGGGTAGCTTGATATCGGGCGATCGCCTGCGTGGTGTCGCTGGCTTGGCAGGCTGCGGAGTCGAGATCTCGAATAGGTTGAGTTGCCCTCTGCGCTCTCGCTTTTTGTAACTGTTGTGGGCTCGAAATGGGCGATCGTGCGCTAGGTGACAGGTCGTGCAGAGCGCTCGCAGGTTGCTGCGATAGTTATGGCTCCGATCCTGATCCAGGTGGGCCACCCCTAGAACAAAGCGTGCTCGCTTTTCACGTCGCGAAACTGAGGCACGAGTACAAAACGCCTCCCACGGTTCACCCGGTTTACGGCATGGGCGATCGCAGTCCTCACACGTCCAGTTAGCCTCGCTCTTAATCTGGTGAGAGAGGTCTTCCCAGTCGGGTGGGTAGTAGGGGCGATCGAACCGAGTGATCGACATTTGTTCTAGGGGCGAAATGCTAATTGCTACCATTCTGCATTGCGGGAATCCTGAACGTAGTCACGAGAAAACCTAAATGGCAGCAACCCCGCAATTTATTAAAACTCCGGTGATTGGCTCGGCAGCGATCGCCACAGCTAACACCAACTTAGACGGCACGGGCACAATGGCAGTGCTCGCCACTGGCAGTTCAAAGGGCACGGTGATCAGGCGAGTGGTGGCGATCGCCGCTGGCACGGTCACAGATGGATTTATCAGGCTATTCATCCACGATGGCAGCAGCAGCCGATTTTATGCCCAGTTGCCCGTGGCGGCCGCAACACCATCGGCAACGGTGGCCGCATGGCAGGGAGAGATAGAGTTGTTTGACTGCGTTTTGCCTAGCGGTTACAGCCTACGGGCTGCAACCTACAAGAGTGAATCATTTGCCGTTCATGCGTTTGGGGGTGATTTATGAGCCAGTTAGGAGGCAGTATTTTGGGGTTCCCCGGCAGCGAGCTGCCGCCATTAGCCGACTCAATCCGAATTGAGTTTCTATTTGGGCAGGGCGCACCGGGGGCGATGCTCGGCAAAAAAGGCGACCTGTATTTAGACGGAAATACGCGCTATCTGTACAAAAAAATCAGCGCTCACGGCTGGAAACTGTCGGGCGTGCTGTCCTCGCAAATTTTGACCGGCTCCGCAGCGCCGGACGACGGAGACGGCAACCCAGGCGATCTGTACTTTCGCGCCAATGGGGAAGCGTACAGCAAGGGGGCAACGACCTGGGATCTAATTGCCGACCTGACTGGGCCAGTTGGGGCAACGGGGGCCACAGGGGCAGCGGGAACCGTTAGCGCAGCGTCTGCGCTGGTGTTAGAGGAGGTGTTTAGCACGCCCAGTACCAGTATGGGTGAAGTGCAGGTCTATAACCTGTTTGACGAGCTGCGCTGGCGACTGGAGAGCGACGGAACTGAATATATTGCCGCCGCCCTCAACCAACCGCAGACGTTCACCGCTGCTCAGAATGTTGCAACCCACGTTCTAGCCGATGGGGCAACGATTAACACTGATTGCAGTCTGAGCAACGTGTTTAGAGTCGTGCTCGGAGGCGATCGCACACTGGCCGACCCGACCAATTTGGTTGATGGGGGCACTTACGTGTGGATGGTTCGCCAAGACTCGACCGGGGGGCGATCGCTTACCTATGGCTCGGCATTTATCTGGATGGGTGGTAACGTGACCCCATCGCTATCGGTTGACCCAGGAGCCACCGACCTAATTACCTGCATTAGCGACGGCACGAGCCTGTTTTGCAATTTCGTAGGGGCATAGCTATGGGCTTTACCTTGCCCGTTGGGCTATTTGCGGGGCAGTCGAGCAGCGTTCCGGGTGATGTGCTCACGGGTCTGGTTGCTGCATGGAATTTCGAGAGCGACTTTACTGATCAGGTGGGCAGCAACGATCTGACCAATACTGGCAGCGTGGCGATCGCCGCTGGGGTCGTGGGGAATGCAGCGGAGTTTGACGGAGCCAGCAGCCTAAGCTCTGCCACGACTGCCGATCTTGAGATGGGTGCGGTTGACTTCACTATCAGCATGATCGTGGTTCTAGGGGCAGGTGGGTCGAGCGCTGAGCTGCTGGGCAAATGGACAAACATTGCAGACCCTGAATACCGGATCACCCTCGACTCAGACGATACCGTTTATTTTCAGGTGCAGAACCCTGGCACGGTTTCAAACTCGTTTGTCGTGCTCTCGGTCGGCTCGCCTTATCTGGTGATTGCCAAGCATCGGGCGTCTGACGGCACCATATCTCTGAGGGTGCTGGCGTTGGGTGGGGTCGATGACTATCGAGCCGAGATTCCAGGGATATCAATTAACGCAGCCTCGACCGGTACGTTTCGCATTGGCAAGGGCAGTGTGCCCTATATCCCTAACGGTACGCTGATCGACGCTGTACACATCTGGAAACGCTACCTCTCGCCTGCTGATGAGGAGCTGCTAATCAATGGGGGTCTAGGTGCCGAGTATCCGTTTACGTGAGGGGCTCTATCCGGACGCGAGAGCGCTGAGTCTGGGCAATCTCGGCCAAACCATTTGGGTGCAAATCCCTGGTTATACGGCCACATTGCAGGCGATCGCAGCCACCGAGATCAACCGCACCACGGGGCTGATGGTTTCGGTCGATTCCGCAGGCGCTGCACGAGTCTTTAACGAGATTCCACAGCGCACGGTGGTGAGCAGGACTGGGCGGTTTTTTCAGACTCGACCGCTGCCCATTGCAGAGCAGGAAACGCTCTATGGTGTGGTCTATGCCGTGGTTACAGCTAGGGGCATCCTGGTCGGAGGCGATCGCCTGACCCCAGCGCTGATTGAGGTGCCCAGCCCGGTCGAGCGAATTCAAGTCCAAAACCCAAACCTTGTGACAATTGTGTCGTGGGGTTCAGACACCACAAGTCTTACAGACGGACATCTCTATCAGTGGATAGAGGGGATTCAATCCGACGAGCCGCGATCGCTGGATGCCCTGCTGGGGGGCGGGTGGATTCAAAGCCGAGAGATGACGGTCACCGGCTCAACCGTGAGCGTATTTTCTGGGCTGTACTATCTGTCCTCGCCTGATGGCAGCGAAACAACGGGCGAGCTGTCGGGCACAGATGCATCGCTGGCAGGTGGCTCGACTGACCTGCTTGCTCAAGTGCCGATCATTGCAGGCATCACTCGATCGTGTAGCGTGAGCCAGTTTGACACATTCACTACGATCACGGGCACCTACGATGCTCAGCAGCCGCTGATGATGCGGGGCGATGGTCAGCAGTCGCTGGTCGTGCATCGCTACGGGTCAATATCCGAATCAGAGAGATTGCAGACCAGTCGCCTGTTTCTGGCCGACCCATCGGGCGGTGAGATATCGGTGAACAGTGCTCCAGGCATCGCAATCGAACTAGACCCCGTGACCGTGACTCCAGGCGCGATCGCCCTAGAACCCGGTTTTGATTTTGACAATTATTTAGACAGCAGCCCTAGACCTGTTATCGCAGCGCTCAGCGGCATGACCATCGTGCTGGTGAGTCGGGTTGATGGAGTTATCACTAAGGGGTTTGGGGTTATCACGGGTTACATCACAAGTTCTATTCCTGGCTCATTTGGCGGCAAAACACGACTTGAAGTTGTCAACGTGATGATTGACCGGGTGTTAGAGGTGCCGTTTGATGGCGCTCTGAGTACGGCGGGTTTAGGCAATGTCGCCATGCTCTACAGCAACATCGGCAGCGCGATCGATTTCCTACTGCAATCCCAGGTTTATCGCTATGTGTCGATCGGTGGCAATGCGACCGGGTTATCGACCACGGGCGACCTTAGCGAAAAGGTTCCCCTGGGAAACTTCAATCTGATCGGCAACAGTCTGATCGACGGCAGCGCATTTGTGCAGTGGATCGCAGACAAAATCTATGTGTCTGAGAACCTGACCCAAAACCTATCGGACGCTGCCGACTCCTATGCCGATGAATGGCGACTGATACCGTCAGACGATGGACTGCTGTTTGTTAAACAGGATGAACCGCTCACCGCTAGCCGCTCGGCCATCACAGAGCCAGATGAAATCTACAGCCTGCTATCCAGTGCGTTCTATGAGCGCTAGAACGGGGGTATCTGTGCCCATTTAGGGATCTGGGCATACAATCTAGACACGTCTTAAAACGTTTTGAAACGTTTCAAACCATGGAAACACTTGAGGCAACGCTTGACCGGGTGCCGATCAAAGACCTGATTGGCGATCGCTACAACAAATCAATGCTCTACAGGATGTTTAGCGAAATGAATATCGTGCCCACAAAGGTGGGACGAGAGGGATTCATCACGCCAGAGCAAGAGCGAATGCTTGAGCAATACGCACTAGCCAAGGCCAGCGGCAAGGAGGCACTTGAGGCCTTCCTATCAAACCCGTCTGGAAACGTTTCAAAACGTTTTGAAACGTTTGAAGCGGATTACGAATCAGCCGACCTTGCACCCCTAGAACAAAATCAGCCCAGTGGGGTGTGGCTACTGGTCGAGGCGATCGCCACCCGGTTGCAGCAGGCCAAACCCGAACCGCTGGCCCTACAGCGGCAGCTAGAGGAGGTTGCCGAGCACGGTTGGCATCTCTCCACTGCGCAGCTGAGGGAAATTCTAGGGACTGGCCCTGTAGAGGGCGATCGCTACGGGTTTCGGTTTAGCAAGTCGGGCAAGATGGGCCGCCAGATGGGCTGGAAAGTTGAGAAAAACTAGCCCAATAAAAAACCCCGTCAATGCGGGGTTTTTTGTTGGGCTAAGCTGCGTCGTCCATCTGCTTTCCTCGGCGCATCGTCAGGCGATCGCGCATCGGTTGATCGACCCACCAAACCCCACGAGTAGAGCGGGTGAGGCACTGAGAACATCGGCATAGTGACGCATCAAGACCGGGAATCAAATCATCTCCCGTTTTTATGCCCGTGCAGGGGTCAACCATGAGTCTGCCACCAATGCCAATCAGAACTAATTCAAGCTGCTCAGTCCTCGGTTTCATCGTCGCTATCGTCATCGTCGCTGCTCTCTGGTTCGGGGTAGTCGTCATATTCTTCGATCAAATCAGGGTCAACGTCAACATCATGGGGATGGTCTGAGCTGTAGGTCATAGATTCTCCTGCGGGTTAGTTGTGGGAAAACCGATTTTGGATGTTGAGTCTCGGCTGAAGGCGTTGAATCAAAACGGACTCTAACTCTCTGACTTCGGATGCCTCAACAGATAAAAAACTTACTTTTATAGACCTGCCAAAAATCTTAACCAGCGTACCCAAGACGTTGTGTTTTTTCAGTCTGCGCAGCAAGCTTTTTTTAGACATTCCAATATATTGAGCAGTTGAACTACTAAATATGCAGTAAAGACCCGGCTCGTCAGGCATTAAACCAATTTCATCAATGCCTAACGTAGGCCAGAGGCGAGGGTTCATCATCTCGCCTCCAAACTTCTGCATGTTTTCCTCACCAGCACGAATAGCTCGCTCCAAACGTTTTTGTTCTTTTGCCTGTTTGAGCAAAGACACTTTTACCGCCTCACCGCAGACAAACACGCGATTACTGGGCTGACTCCCCTGCTTAGCTACCCCAAGCTTTATTTTTGCGGTCACAAAGCGATCGCGCAATTCTTCAATAGTCATCATTCATCCTCGCTACTAAGCCATTCCTCCTCTAGTTCCTCCAGCGTTATGCCGCGATACTTTGCGATCGCAGTCATTTCCTGCTGAATTTCAGCCCAGTTAGCCTCAATCCTGTTTTGGATGATGTTCGCGCCTAGCGTGGCTCGATTGGTGCCTTTGAGCTTTGCCCAAAGAAGCAATTTTCGGTGATACCAATCCGGTAACGAAACCCCAAAACGCACCATTGCCATCAAGTCCATAAACATCCTCCAGTTATACAGCTTGAGCGCTGTTTGGGCTTTATTGATGCACCAGTGTATCTCTAGTGTCTCACAGTTGTATCAGTTGTGCTATAAGTATGGAACGAGATGGAACGACTGATGAAACTAGCGCTTTGAGGTTTTTTCTGAAAAATGGAACGGTCTAGCAAGTTCCATTAGGCGTTTCAGCGTTCCAACCCCGTCCAAAGCATTGTTCCTCCGTTGTTAAGGAGTCGATTTGATGAATGTGTCTCTATCTAAGTTCTGCAAAGACCGAAACCTAGCCAAAACCAGTGTTTATCGTCGCTGTGAAGAGTTGAGAATCAGCACCTCTGACGGGCTTACACCTGAGGCTGTAAAGCAGCTAGAGCATGAATTTGGAGCAGTTGCGCCCTCTGCGGGAAACTCAACCGTGTCTGTAGAGGTTGGCAATCACAGTATTGAATTGTCAGCGCCTCAACTGCCTCAAACCTACAGCTTGGAAGGGTTGCGCACTGGCGCGGCTGTGTCTTTTGAAGATCCTTTAGCTATTGCTGCTCAGTTTCTCAATGCGGCTGATGGACTAAAAGACGCAATGCAGCAAGACATCGAGATTCGGCAAAGCAAGGTAAATCAAACGGTTGCCGCCAAAGAAGCGATCGCAGCCAAAAGACAGGAATTAGAGCTTGAAGCAAGACTGTACAAGCTCCAAACCCAGAAGCTTGACAGCACACTGAGCAATGAAACTGCTGCTCTGCAACAGCAGTTAAAAGCCTTGCAATCTTTGGGAAAGCCCGACGCCTCAACCCCACAGCCCTAATCATTGCCGTGCTGGTGGCGATCGCCGCTGGCATGGCAATCACCTCGCAGCCCTGCAAACCCACGCTGATCAACGCCAACACACCGCCCCTAGAACAATGAGCAAAATCACAGTTTACGTTCGCCATGCACCCATCGGAGAAGAGATTTTTTGGTGTATTGCCATGATTCTGGCGATCGCCCTATCACTGGCCGTAATGATTGCGCTGTGGCGGTTTGGCTCGATCGGTGGGTTTGTGATTGGGTTTCTGTGCTGCTACCTGATGAGGAAATAGAAGCATGAAAATGCGAGCGATTTACGAGTTTTTGGCTAACCAGGCCATTGAGATGGCCACCGTAAACTGGCTCTATTTCTGGGCTCGCGAAACTGAGGCCAGACAAGAGGCAGACCCAGAACTAGTCCGTCTGCTCGGTCGAATTTCAGCCCGAGCCTATAGGCGAGCGCATCAACATGCCAGACGGGCTCTGATGTGGAGCCGAAAGGCATCTAGCACCCCTAGAACGGAGGTATAAGCCCGGTGAGAATTTTCTATCAGATTCAACGCAGACCGGCGTTTTACGCAGGGATTGCACTGGTAGGCATCCAGTTGATCCTATCTGCACCCAGCCTCGAATCGCAGATGAAAGAACAGGAAATGAGGCGAGGCGAGCGCATGAGCGAGCGCAAAGCTCAGACCGAGCTAAAGCTACAGGATCAAGCCCGTGCCGAGCGTGCCGAGATTGCCCTAAAACGCTATCAGACCGGGTGTCTGAGGGTGATTAACCGAGACAACCAAAACAAGCCGATCTCCCTAAACGAGGGTGAACCCGTGCTTGATTATTGGAACTCGAAACCCCTAGCACCGGGCGTCGTGGTCTGCGACAACTTTGGCGTAACGGGTGTTATCGACCAAAACCAAAAAGTCTCGGAACTAGCTGTATTGCTGGATTTGAGCCTGATACCTGATGCCATTAACAAAGTAGACGGAGGACATTGATTTGAAAGCATTACGTTGGATTGTTGTTATTTTGACGCTGGTTTTGCTGTCAGCCTTGACCATGCTGAACGTGCAGCCCTACATCAGCATGGCTCGTCAATTGGTGGCCATGATCACCGATGTGCCATTCCTTGATTTCCTCATGCTCATTCCACTGGTCAGCAGCGTGATCAGCCTCGTTGGGCGAATTGCCGCTGATGCGTTTGGTGTGGCGCTGTGGGGCGTTTTGCAACTGCTGCAAGTGCTACCAGGCATCATGCGGGGTGATTTGAAGATCCTCGATACCTTGATCCGGGGTGTGAACAGCATCGTTCCCCATGTGATTAAAGAGAGCGATTCTGAGGTTTTGCAAGAGCTGAAAGAGGACTACAACGCTGCGCCTAAGAAATGGCTCAAGCGTGCTGGCACGCTGGCGATCGTGGCCTATTTGGTGGATACCGTGCTCTGCTTTTTGCGGTTTCCTCCCTATCAGGGGGGCGTGCTGGGGTTCTGGAATGACGTGCAAATGGGTGTGCAGACCCTTGATTCTGTGGACTGGGCAAACCTCACCAGTGCGATCGCCACTCTATTCGGCTTTGAGTTGATTTTGACCTTTGCGATCTGGATTGCTCAAGGCATGGCCCTATTTAACCGACGACGCACGCCTGTGCAGCAGACGCAGCAACAGCAGCAGACGCAGCAGCCACCGCAAGGGGGCACCTACTACAACGGACGGAGACGGGGCCGAGCTTACCCCTAAGCATCTAAACGCAACGGGGTGGGCAGTGCTCACCCCTTATTTTTGAGGTTGGAATCATGCAGCAAGATTTTGAAAATCCAGGGTTTGAGACAGGTAAGATTTGGGCGATCGGTTGGGGTGTGGCGGCATTCTTGAGCCTAGCCAGTGGGGGCATATTGGGGGCGATCGCCTTTGGGCTGCTGGCCTTTGATTCGATTGCAGAGGGCGAACGCGATGACGATGACGACAGGCCACCGCACTTGATGACTGGCAGCAATAGCAAGGCACTGCCTGCGGCCTATGGCAACCCATTCGAGCCCCTACCCAACACACCCCCACCATTCACGGGCTATATCGACCCGTTTGCACCCTTTGATCAGGCATCTGAGCAGGCTGCTGAGGCGTTCACCATCCCTGACGGGGTAGACGTGTTTGCAGAGCCTCAAGAGGTGCCCAGAATGCCCGTGCAGCCACCCGTAAGCGTGCAGGTATCGCCTGCAATAGACATCCATAACCATATCGAGCCTGCTGCTGCCCAGAGAGCGGTTAGAACCGCTTCCCCAGCCCAGTCAGACCGTAGAACCCTAGCACCTGACCTGTCGATGTATCCCGACCCTAAGCAGAGGATGCAGGTTTTGCTTAAGGCTATGGCTCAGAGCGGTTTTCCCGTTGGGTCGCTGATCAACCACCCCTTTGTTTGGTGCTGGGGGCGATCGCAATCTGGAAAGACCACGATCGCCATCATGTTGGCAATGGCTCGCCTCGCTATGGGCCACAAAATCAGCTATTTCACCACTGATGATGATTACCCCAGCGATCTGAAGTGGTCACGGGTTGAGGACTCTGCGGAAGGGTACGCATTCGCCCTAGACGACGTAACAGCAACGATCGTCGCTGCATCTAAGGGCAAGCTCGCCGGTAATGGTTGGGTGTTCGATGAGATGTTTGCGGCCTACACTCAGCATGGTGTCGCGATTCAGCCCCTACTCACTGCCGTGCTAATGAAAGGAGCTAAGACCCGATCGGGGTCGATTGGCATCTCGCAGGCAGACACCAGCAGCGCTCATGGCCTAAAGGGGATTGATGCAGCATGGCGAGATGAACGGGTGAGCATTCAGGCGCTGCATGTTGAGGATGCGCTCGGCAACCGTCAGCCGACAGGGCGCTATCTGGTAGCGAGGGGCGAGACAGATGAAGAATGGATTTTACCCGAGTGGATGCTCACCGAATTGAATCAGTGGGGCTCGCCTGATCCAGTGGTTTGGATGCAGCGACACTTCCCTGAATTGGGGCAAACTGCGTTTTCAGGCGAGCCGAAAAACACCGAAAAACCGTTTTCGGAGCCGAAAAATTTTCGGGTTGCCGAAAAAGCCGAAAACCCTATCGAAAACAGGGGTTTGAGCCCGGTCGAGGTCATTTTCGAAAATGACCGAAAAACTCTTTTCACCCGGTTTTCGGTGCCATTTGAGCAGGCGAAAGAGCTAGTTGAAAAACAGGTCGAGACATTGGGCAAGACGGAAGCGATCAAGCTGCTCTGGGGGGTTAGCCCTGGCAGCAGCAAGGCATATCAGAGCGCACTGGAAGAGTACAAAATTCTCACAGGAGAAGAGTAATGTTGAGTTTTTTTGAGTGGTTATTTAGCCCATTGGAACCCACTACGCAGCCCGAACCCGAGCCCATGATCGACACCGATATCGACCTTGATGAGGAAATCTTTGGACGGTTGCAGGCACTAGAGCAAGACAACGATAATTTACGGCTGCGACTGGCCAGCCTAGAGCAGCAGTTGAGTGATCTGCGCCGGACATTAGCGCGATGAGGGTTGACTGTGATTTTCTCGGCAGAGTTGCCGACCTCGACTCACCCGGCATCTACCTGATTTATTGCACGGCGACCAGGCTGAGTTATGTGGGGTCGGCAACCAGCACAATGCACCAGCGCAGGCTTAGGCACATGAATGATTTGCGCAAGGGCACCCACCACTGTCGAGCGCTACAGCGTGACTGGAACCGATACGGCTCTGATGCGTTTGAGTTTAGAGTTCTAGAGCGCACGTCTCGAAACCTTCTGAAGCGGGAGACGGCATGGATTATCAAACTGAATGCGGAATATAACCGGAGCTGGCCCGGTGTGCAGACTGCGATCGCACGAGATGAGAACGGCAGGATCGTGCTGCTGGCCAGCTACAGGTATTTAGACCGCATGTCCTCGCACAGGGCACCCAAAGAGGAGTTTGACTGGCTGCGGTTCCTGCTGGTCTGCGCGTTTATGTATCTGGTGTTTGATCTGTGTTTTGGCCGATAAAAAAGCCCTGCGCCTGTGAGAGCAGGGCAGGGCTAGGGATGCATTGATGCGGCTATCGTAGCCTATTTAGGATGGGCGATCGCTCATAGCTTAGCCGATCTCCCAAAAACCAGTAGCGTGAATAATTTCACCTCTGTAAACCCATTTCAAGCCACCATGAAACTCGACCAAATCAAAGCAAATTTGAACGTCCTCTACTCTATCCGTCGGACTGCTTGAGTAGCCAGGTTTTTTGGTGATTCGTGGAACTTGGACAACGGTTTGCATTCGGTTTTCTGATTTCAGAAAATTGTTTGGGTCGGGCAATCTTCTGATTGCCTCTAAATATTCACTCGTGGTAACTGATTGTTGCTCAGCCATCGCGATCGCCCTCCATGGGTAATGTGTCCTCAAGCCTTTTGTGCTGCTCTCCAACGACCTGCAATTTGTCGATATTCGAGCAGTTGCGAGCCCATACCCGAACCCAGACATTGTGACCCCATGCAAGCTGATGATAGAGCCACCCAACGCAGGGCACCTCTCTGCCAACCCTCGAATGATGGCAGGCCATGATGTGAGGGTGAAACGGATCGTCTGATGTCAGATTTTCGACCATCTGCCGATGTTGCTCGACCGAGTACCCATTAGGGATGTCGTGGGGGTCAGTGGCGACTTTCCACGGGCATTTTGAGCATTGCTTTGTTCGGGTTAACTGCCAGGTTTCGACCATAGTTCTAGGGGCGATCGCCTCCCTCATTCTCTACTGGGCCAGCAAACACAGCGCACAGCGCATCACTTAGCGATGTGTCTTCATCTTCGTCGGGGTCATCGTCATAGCTCGGAGAGTCACCCGTCAGCAGTTCAAAGATTGCCTCAGCAGCAACTAATACTGCTCGCTCTGTCGGGTGCTGCGACTCATACAGATACATCAAGTCGGCTGGTAGCCGTGCGTCATGGGTGGCGTAGATGATTTTAGCTATGTCAAAAACCACCTCTCTTTGACTGCAGTCAAACTGTGCGCTAATCGTTACTGACATGGCGATCGCCCTCATAATCACTAGCCTCAAACCCAGCACAATCAGATGCATCAGTTGCAGCACCGGACTGATCGGCGTTGTTAAAGTACTCCTCAAATTCGGCTGTCTGCGGGTGTGAGCAGTAGCCGAGCCAAGGCGCGTCTGGCTCGTGATAGTTGCAATCCCAGCAGGTGAGATCAGGCATCGCTACTGTCCTCCACATAGAGAGTGCCATTCAGCCAAGCCTCGATAATTGCCCGAGCCAGTTCAGTCGAGCTTAGGCTGCTCGCTTCGACGCTATCCACCCACTTTTGATAATGAGATTTGCGGAGCCTGAGTCCAATAGTCTTAGGGTGCAAGGAATCAGGCGACTGCACAAATTTACCAGATTCATTCCGAGCGATCATTTCTGTTTCATGCATACTAACCTCTCAAATACTATCTTGCTAGCCATCGTAACCCAAAGATTAGCCACGGGCAACAATTGACACCCATTGCTAGCAACGGTAATATAGTACGCATGGGGCAACACCCCATCGGGAGCCGACCGAGAGAACCGGCAGGGGGTTGAGGATTCTCTCAGCGGCTGCTACCCCTACGAAAAAGCAGCCATTCACTAAGCCCGTTCTCCAGAAGTGCCCATTCAACGCAAAAGCGATCGCCCTCAGTCTCGCAAACCGAGCGATCGCCAATGCAGCACCCAACACAAGGCACTAAAACCATGTTCAACGTTTCGAGCTTAATTGTCAGCACTTTTCTGATTGGTTTGATTTGGTCGCTGCTCGATCCTTTATTCCACCGTGGCAGCGGTCGGCTTGATTTTCTGGTTTCCGCTGCGACGGTTTCAGCTTTTGATCCAGGGCCAGGGCATGACTATGGTGGCCCCACTGGATCGGTAGGCAGCAGCACCCGCTAGGATTGAGCGCACCGCTGGGAGTAGCGCCCCAGCATCACTTGATAGGGCGATCGCCCAAGGATAAAAATGAACACAAACCCCGATGAGCTATCGCAAAACTTTCATCTCATCCGTGACGAAATCGAGCAAATCAAGCGCCTTGAAAGCGAATTGATTTGCCGAAAGAAAATCTTAAACACTTCGATCGAAGCCTTTGTGAGGGAAGCCTTGCATGTGCTGCCCTGTGAAGCTTGGTTAGACTGCGGCAATGGCCTATTTGTCTATATTGAGCACCCTGACAACTGGAACGATGAAAACGCGCTGAAAAATATCCAATTTATCCAACCCACCACGATCAAGAGAGAAGTTGATCTTTGGGTTGCAGACCAAGAAGCGCTAGAAGCCGAGTAAATCACAGCCAGTCTGACAAAGACCCCATAACGTATCAACCAAAACTATGGACTATATTCTCTACCATCACGTTAAACCGGGGCACCCGTGCCCTGATGGCGTTGCGGCTGCCTGGGTCGCCCATCTTAACTATCCAAGTGCAACAGTTCTAGGGGCAGCCTACGGCTATCCCGTGCCCATTGAGCCACTAGGGGGCGATCGCCTGATTATTGTCGATTTCAGCTTTCCCTCTGCGCAGTTGCAAGACTGGGCAAGGCGAGGGGTCGATATCATCCTCATCGACCATCACAAAACCGCACTGAACGACCTGGCAGGGTTTAGCGCCTCGCTCTCAGGCTGCACGTCCTACGGCACGACAGGCGAGGGGCGAATCAGCGAGCATATTAAGCTGGGAAACACGAGCATCAGACTGCTGTTTGATATGCAGGAATGCGGAGCCACACTGGCATGGAAAGAACTGTTTCCACAGACGCGGATTCCAGGGTTTCTGCGCTTTGTGCGCAGTCGTGACCTGTGGCTAGACTGCGACCTATTTGCCGACCCTATCCCACCGACGCTGATTGTTCATGAGGCGATATCAAGCCTCAAGAATGAGATCTGTAAAGAGTTTGGCCGAGAGCATGGCGCGTTTATCCTGTTCGATTCACTGGCGTGGATGGGTGAGGCCGAGCTGCTTGCCTTTGCCTCGCCGCTGGGCATCCCGTTGGTTGAGGAAAAACGGCAGCAGGTGAGGGCGATCGCGAGCCGTTGGGAGTTGGGGCAGTTGCCTGGTCTGGCAGAAAAGGGGCAGTTTTTTGACATCCCCATCGTGGAGCTGGCCAGTGATGGCAGCGAGGATCGGTTTAAGTCTGATGTGGGGAATTACATTTGCAAGAGTGTGCCCACTGCGCCATTCTGCGCCATCGTCAACAGCGACGGCAGCTATGACCTGCGCAGCAGTCGCGATGGGTCAAACTTCGACGTGAGTGCGATCGCCAAGCTGCTGGGGGGTGGTGGGCATCACAACGCGAGCGCATTTCGAGCAAAACCCGATTTCACGCAAGGTTAGCAATGCACAGCGCTTTCAACATCCCCGTAAAATCATGATTCTCTATCTTTGTACGGCTCAGAACTTGACCTGGCAACCCATCAAATACGTTGAGCCTATGCATCGTGATCGCATTCGCGATGGATACACAGCAGCAGGATACGGCGTCATGATTCTGCGATTTGACGAGGCTCGCGATCGCGGACTTCCTCTGCCCTCGGAGCCAACAAAAAACCCGGTCGAACCGGGTAAGCAGTGACACATTGACAGTAAAACCCATTAACCCTATCAGTATTCCCTCACAGCCACCACTAGAACAATGAATACTCAAGAAACTACCAACGGTGTAAAGGCCGACTTAATGCCTGAAATCCTGCTGATGTTAAAGGCGATCGCCAGCCAAAATCCACCCGCATGGCAGCGTCCACTGAGAACCTATAGCAAGTTTGAATGGTCTAAAATTGGCGCGTCAGTCGTGACCAAAGATGAGCATGGGGCAACGAGCGTTAGCTGGTGTGGCCACATCTATGTCAGAAGGTCTGGCGATAACCGCAGGTACGGCGCATCGATTTGGTTCAGTCGCTCTGCGGGTAAGGGCGATGACGACGAGCCGCAGTATTTGAGGCTGATCACTTTTAAGGATGGAGCTAAGGCCGAGCCCTTGCCCGAGTACGTTGCCAACGCTCTGCGATAGTCACCCCTAGAACTTTTGTCATGGTTGCCTACAATTTCAAGGCTCAATTTGCGCCACTGGTCGAGGCTGGCATCAAACGCCAGACCATCAGAGCCAGGGGTAAGCGACGGCACGCAGCTAAAGGCGATCGCCTGCAACTCTACACAGGGCAGCGATCGCCCACATGCCGTAAGCTGTTGCCAGACCCAGAATGCACCGAATCAGAGGCGATCGCCATTACGGCCACGGGGCAAGTGTTTGTGGGTGTGGGTTCCAAAATTCGGCAGCTCGACCCTGAGAGCGTTCGAGAACTGGCAGTTACATCAGGCAAAGATATGGATTCACCCTCAACCTCACTATCGCGATTTATCAAACACTGGAGGGAGACGCAAGAACCGCCAGTCTCCCTACTGGAGTTCTGGCTCCGATTGCAGCAAGTAAGCAGCATGAGCCAAGAACGGTTTCAGGCGATCGTTGACGGGCAGGTACAGCCGGATCAAATAACCAACGTTGATCTACTGTTTATCAGCGGCGTTGTGCGTGACAAACAGGGCGAGGCTTTCACCCTGGAGTATCTACAAGCCGTGAATATGGGGCTGCTTGATAGATTCAACTAAGCTCACTGGGGTCAATGAGACCGAATGCTCTGCTGATTTTTGCCTAGCTTTTGATCTTTTGCTATTTTGAGAAACTTCCGCCCATTCAGGATGTTGCCATCTGTTTTGAATTGGGGTTGTAAACGCTTTTTCCACAGACCAACCACTTCTGAGTCGTTGCCCTAAAATCCTATGATTCATGCCTAGCTCATCTCCCCAGTCGGCTAGGCACTGAGTCTTTCCATTCCACTCGACCTTCTTATTCCTTCTGGTGTTTCTAGCTTGTTGAGCCGTCGTTGCCCATTCGCAATTTTCAATGCAATAGCTTCCATTCACGTCTCTTCTTTCAATCGTCAAACCCTTTTCTGGCACGCCCATATCATCAACAAAGTTCTGAAACACTCGCCAGCGATCGCAAACCGTAATTCCTCTACCGCCATAATCCTTCCATGCTGAATTGTTTGGATTGGTGCAGCGTTGGATCATGTTGTTCCAGATCTGCCGTACCGGATGGTCGTACAAACCATGCTTAATCCTGATGCAGCCACAAGAGCGGGTTCCCCCATTCCTAAGATTTGTTGTTGTAACAATTGCGATTTCCCCGCAATCGCACAAGCATTCCCACATCCGTCTAGGTTTCTTGTACTGGGGGTCTCTAGGTGCTTCTTTAATCACAGTCAAGCGCTCAAACCTCTGTCCCACAAGGTTCATCTGAGCGGCACGCGCTTTAAATCTTTCTGCGACCTGCTCCCTGTGCAAACATCCACAGGATCGAGTATTAGTGTTTGTAAGTCGCGATCGTGGAACCTCAATCGCATTACCACAATCACAAATGCACTTCCAAAGCAATTCTCTTTTTTCGTTGCGACGAAACGCACCCGTTGTCGTCAATCGACCAAACCGAGTGCCTGTTTCGATCGGAAGGCATTTAGAATTATTCATGTTGACCTGTTTAGTAGGTTGACCGCGCCCTTGGGTATGTCCAGTACCGCAGGGGCATCCTACTATTTTACCCTCAAAAACCGCTGAAAGCTAGTGATATCAATAGGTTTGGTCAAACCTCGTCCGGATCAACTCGGTCAAAACATTCGATTAAATCATCCAAACTGCATTGATACGCCCTCATAAACAGCTTAACCTTTGCAAAAGACAATCTAGGGGATTTGTCGAACCGCTCCCACTTGCTGACCGCATTGCTAGTTGTTTTAAGCACTTTGGCCACATCCTCTTGCGTTAATCCAGCTCTTAACCGCAGATCGGCAGGGGTGAGTCTATTTCTCATACAATTATTACGGACTGGTCTAGCCAGCCCATTGGCTAGCTAGACCAGAAGCCCAAAAACGACAACGGGCAACCCCCGCCCTGAGAAAGTTGGGGTTGCCCGTCCTAATTTTGCACTGAAATCAGCTCAGTGCCGTGAATTCAAAAAAGTCGTCCAGTATTTCATTAATCCGCAACATTCCCAGCGCCTTGTTGCTGTCAGCAATGTGATTCGTCTAAAGACCAAACACAAGCACCAGCAGCAGCTAGAGCCATTTAATGTCAACATTAATTAATCCTAAAAACGTACTTGCAAGATTTACGGAATTAGCAATATTGTTGTAAATAGCATTTTTCGTGGCTGTCTAATATCAGGTTTTCTCCTAATGGATCTACAAAATTCAAGCCATTCAGCACTGACTGAATGGCTGTTTGGCGCTGTTCAGGGTTGCGAAGAGTTGAAAGCAAAATGCACAAGCTTGCAAGATAGAAAAACGCAAAACCTTGTCATCGTCTGCGCTGACTCGGAGGTGGTCAATCGACTGCCGCTGCCACTGCTTGAGAGGGTTGCAATTAAAGCCATTCAGTTTGATGCGCCCTTTGTTGAAGTGTGGACCTTGGCGGAATGGACATCTGAAAGCCCCGATCGCCGCCCAGAATACGTTTACTCTGCTCAAGCTGCATTGCTGCTGGTGCGCCAAGTGGGTCTATTGCGGGTGCCGTCAGCGGCTGTGTCAATTCCTGGAATTGGGCAAAACGGCTCTATTGCGATCGCCCGAATGCATGACCACGTTGGCTTGTATTGCGCAAATATTGAGCAGCATTGCGCTGCCAAGGCCAATGATTGGCTGGGCAAGGATATGAGCCGATATCACATCCCCAGCGAACTAGAGCGGCTCGTCCGGTCATTAGAGCAGCATGGGCGTATCGCGAGCTTTACCTATCGAGCCCTCGACTTTGAGCTGCGTGAAAAGGAGTTGACCGTTAATGCGTGGCTGGCAGAATACCAGGGCGATCTCTGCCGTGTGGTAGAGGTGCTACATTCAGCCCTTGTGTGAGCCGTTAAGCGCTTTTATAGGCGCGTTAACGTCAATCCCGATCAGTCGGAAAAAAGGGGTGCTATCTCCATCGTCTCGGAGCTTGCGCCCCATTTCTAGGATCTCGATTAGATTTGGCGTTGCACCTGCAAAAATCTCACGGAGCCGTGACTCGGGCATCCTCAACAGTTCCGCCAACTGGGCAGGGCTCACGCCGAGTCTGACCATCTCTTTCCGAAGGAATTCGGCCAGGTCGCCCTCAACCTTGGCTCCTTCAGTAAACGGAATTTCGCCGGTTGCCATTCTAAACAAGTCTCTAGGCTGAGAAAACGGCAGCCCGGTTCTAGGGTCTGGAATCAATTCACCCAATGCGATTAGGGTTTCAGCGCTGGGCTCGTTGGCGATCACGCCCTCTGTATTGTGGCGATTTTTCCGCAGTCGCCCAATGGTAGACGACCCGACGCCAGCATCACCGCTTAGAGCCTTAGACGCTCGACTCATATCGTTTTGACTAACAAAAAGCCTGCCCTCTCCGATCAAGCTGTCGAGGTAGAGGGCGATTTGTTTTAGGGCTAAAGGTGAATAAAGCACGGGGGTACCTGCTGCGCTACGTACAGCGTACTACACGCGAAATGAATATCAATTTTCTATCTTGCGTGTCACGCATGATACGGGCTATAGTATTTGAAGTCCACAAACACCCCAAAAATTGCAAAATGAGCGAGCGTCACGAAGTCTACAAACCTATTGCTATTAGGGCGTTAGAGCGTGGTGATGGTATCGATAAAACTTTTCACTTAATGAAGGGTTTTGTAAACCGTAGATTGATTGCCAAATGGAGCCAGGAAATTGGGGCTCGGGCTGTCAGGGTTCGAGGTAAATCAGCTCAGCGCTCTCGTAAGGCTGCATAGCCAAAAAATTAGCCGCTGCACCCCAGCCAGGTAGTGCAACGGCCAATTAAGTTTTCCTTCAGATCAAAGACAGCTAACTATGATTTTACATTCCGCAATAGAGAGATCTACAAGATCTCTCCGACACATTCCGGCAAAACGCCCAAAGTTGCGTCATCAGGCGATCGCCAAAACCCTCAGAGCGCTCACTGGGCTGACAGGGTTTGAGCGTGACCACGCTGCATTGATGATCGTCAGCATTCACCCCACCGCAGGCGATCGCAGGGTTCTAGAGGCCATTGCAGAGCGGCATCTAGGGGGTGCGCTGTGAGTACCGAGCGAAAGCCTGCCAGCGAATTGAAGCTGCATGATGAGTTTGATGCCTACAGTGGCACCCATTTAAGACGAGTCTCAATCAATCGAGTGCCAGAAATTCAGGGCGATCGCGTGCTGCTATCCGTTCGCCCTGCCTCGTTCTTTGGCAAGGCCACAAAAGTTTGGTTTAGGTCAGATGCGTTAGTCGAGGTTTACCTCACCCGTGAAGCGAGGCTTAGCAAAGCAGAGCAGGATCGTAAGCGGGTTTTAGATGTGTTTGGTGGGGTGCCCTACAGCCAGAGCCCCTACGAAATTCAAGGGCAGGTATGCGGCGAGATGTCGCTCTCACGGGTTCGGATTGTTTTGTGCGACCTAGCACGGCACGGTGAACTGATTCGCAAGCGTCGGGGTAGGGGTAACTGCACGTTTTACCGACCACCGTTGGCGATCGGCACATCTGTGATTGACACCTCTGGCACCCGTGCAGGCGTTGTAATTGAGCGCAAGCTACTCAGGACAGAGAATAAGCCCTATCCGGTCGTGCAGTGGATGGATGGATCGAAATCATTTGGCAGTGAGCAAGGGCTTGAGCCAATGGAGCCAGGGAAGGGGCTACGGCTCAAGAGTTTAATCAAAAAGACTCCTCCGTTACTGGTCAGGCAGTTCGGTCAGCAAGATATTCCACTCGATCTGATCTATCGAGCGAATGAATGCAAGGGCAGGGCCAGGGCTCGCGCCTTTGTTGAAATTGCCGAGTGGATTGGGGCTTATTCCAATTGCCGTGGTGGGGTTCTGATGGACTGCGATCATGCAGCGCTGCTGGATTACCTGGATTACTGCCTGCCCGGTTGGCGAAATATGCACCAAAGGCAGGTGGCCGCATGATTGCCCTTAAACAGCAAACGACCCCACGGGTCGTTATTGCCCTGCCTCCGGTCTATCAGCCGAGAGTGGGTGAGCAGGTGAAATTCTCGCTCTTTTTGTTTGGTGAGGAACGGCAGCTTGTTGGATTGGTGCAAGAGAATGCCATCCCTAACACGGCACTGCTGATCTACGAATACAAGTTGCCGCCCAAACATACGCTGGCACCGATTTACAAAAAGAGTTTCCCCTATCCCAAGGACGGCATTTTTAGGGGTGAGGTGCAGGTGCCCCTAGAACAAGTGTCGCCCTACGACGGTGATCAGCTTGAGCTGCCCACCAAAAAACCGACCCAGGCCCAGCAGCGAGCACAGCGCAAAGCAGAGCGAGCCAGGAAGGAAGCTGATAAGGTCGCGCAGGCTGAGGCGATCGCCAAGGCCACTCGCAGCGCAGAGCTGCGCACCGATCAGATGCTGGCTGAGGCTGCGCAAGCTGAGGATCTGCACACTCGGCTATCGCTGCTAGAGCAAGAACGCGATTGCATTAAATCTGAGGGTGCGATGGGCTTAAAAGGTGCATGGATTGAATGCAATAAAGTCCACGAAAAAGACTTTATTCAGGCTGTCTGGAATGCTCGCAAGCCAATCTTTAGATCGACCAAAGGAGGGCTAACAAAGAGCCAATATATCGGCAAAGAGGGCAGCTTAAAACATCAGCAAGCGGGTGCGCAGTGGAGCCGTAGACAGCGTTATGAGACTGTCTGCGCACAGATTGAAGTTCTATCAGAGGGCATTTAAGTGATACCAGACGATCCAGGATTGAGCCTTGAAAACATCGCAGACGGTGCGGTCGTTGAACAGTTTGCGATCGAGCTGCAAAACGTTTTGAGAAACATTGCAGACCCAAACACCCGAGCGCTATTTAAGCGTGAAATAACCATGAAAGTCGTGTTTATTCCTAACGAGGATCGCGACTTAATTTCGATGGGTGTGCAGTGTACGTCAAAACTGGCTCCGCCCAAGGCGATCGCTGCCACGGTGGCGATGTCGATTCGAGGCAGTTTGGTCAGTGCCTCAGAAATCAAGCCTCCGAAACAACTCACGTTTATCGAATCCCTTAAAGAGAACTAGAACATGGCAGAGTTAATTCCTTCAGATGCGGTCAAGGCCATTCAAGCAAGTGTAGACGTTCAGCGGGTTGAGGTAGACGGGCTGATTTACACCTCTAAGCCCGTTTATTTGCCGCCAGACGAGCCAAGCGTTACCCCGATAACTGTTCATACCCTCACAGGTCTTGTGGACTATTTACGGGCTGATCTGGATGAGGTTCAGCACGCAGTTCAGATCCATGTGGTTGGGCCGACTCTGGTGAGGCTGGTCACTTCACCAGAAGGGCGTGGTCGCGATCGCAGCAGCTATCTAGTGGCCGACTGCAAGCCCATCATTGGTGGGGGCTACTCCTTTGGTCAGTTCAGGCCCAGCGAGAATTTCATCATTGACCTGATGAGCTTATTTGAGCGGACGGAGGCGATCGCCAACATCCTGGCAGTGGTCGGAAACGTCAGAGAGGAGAGCGTTAGGAGTTCCAGTGATGACGGCATCACGCAGACGGTAACGGCTCGCCAAGGCATTGCACGGGTCACTAATGTCGAGGTTCCCAACCCGGTTATCTTGCGACCCTACCGCACGTTTCCAGAGGTCGGGCAGCCTGAGTCTGCTTTTGTGCTGCGGCTCAAATCGGGGAAGGATGGAGAGCTGCCGAGCTGCGCTCTGTTTGAGGCCGATGGGGGCAGGTGGAAATTAGACGCAATTTACAACATCAGACAGTATCTGGCCGAGGCGCTGCCAGAGGCCACGATTCTGGCGTAGGGGTGGCGTGATGACTCACGGGAAAAACAAGGGTCGTGGTTGGCGTATTGAGCGCTGGCATCGTCAGCTCTGCCTGCGGTTATTCGAGCAGGGCTGGCGATGGGACTGGGAATCAGGATCGTGGATACGGGGCAAGGAGGCTGAGCGGTGAATCAAATTAGTGGCGATCGCACTGCGGTCGATTTATCGGTAATCAATCACGGCTCACTAAGCGCTAAAGCCATAGGGCTGTATGGGGTCATCTGCTACCTGCAGCAACATGAAGGGATTGAATACCCTTGCATTGACGATATTGAGCCGTTATGCGCTGAGGGTAGAACGGCTGTCATCAGCGGGTTAAAAGAGTTGCGGAGATTTGGCATTATCCCAGCTCGACCACCCCACCCAGACACCAGAAAACCTGGCTATCTCTATGTGTTCAAAAAGGTCGAGCGCAGTGAGTTCAAGATTGGTTGCTCTACCCAGGCTGTTGTAAGGCGCGAGCAGTTGCGCAAAAAGCACGGGGATCTGGAAACCGTTATGTGTTTTCCGGTGAGTGATATGGGCGGAACTGAGACGCAATTACATCAACTTTTTGTGTTTAAGCACATTGAGGGGGAATGGTTTGACCTGAACTCAGAGGATTTGAAGCAAATTCGCGATCGCGTGACCAACCACTGCACTCAGGAGGTGACTGAATGTGGTGATGTCTGAAAACCTAGAGCCGCAGGAATCATTTGCCGTTGGTGACGAGAGAGACTTAGGAGCCGTCATCCCATCATCATTAGACGATTTCGGGCTAGACCCTTACGAGTTTCGCATTTATGCCCGTCTGGCTCGCAGGGCAAACAACGGGGGCGCTGCCTACGAAAGTGTTTCACGTATGGCGAAAGCATGTCGAATAGGCGATCAAAAAGTGAAAGAGGTTCTCAGGTTTCTGCTTGCGGCTGGGATGGTTTCCAAGCATTCCAGGCAAGGCCAAACAACCGTTTACCGACTCAAGGCAAATCAACACTGGACACATCCTGAGATGCTTGACGAACTTAGGCGGAAAACCTCATACCACCCAGGTGCTAGAAACACCCAGGTGTCAGCAACACCCAGGTGTCAGCAACACCCAGGTAAACAAAAAAGAAGGGAGGTAGGTGTTGAGGACACCCAAGGGGTAGGTGTTGAGGACACCCAAGGGGTAGGTGTTGAGGACACCCAAGGGGTAGGTGTTGAGGACACCCACAAAGGAATCCCTATTAAGGAATCCAATGAAGGAATCCCTTTAAGGAATCCCGATCAAGAGTGTGGTGCGATCGCTATCGCTAACGCACCACGCCCACATATTTCAACAGCGGAAATTGATCAAAGCCAATCAGGGCAAGCTGTCACAGACCCATTGTCAGAGTCAGGCGCCAGGCAGAACACAACTGTTAAAGCAAGGCAGGCTGCACAGGGCAAGGGTTCCGAGCCGAAAAACTCCAAGGAAAGAAAAAAGCGGTTAGAGGATATGACCGCAGCGCAGGTCTACGGGCTGTTGCCGGATCGCGATCGCTATGAGCGGCATTGGGTCTGGTATTGCAATCAGTGCGCAAAGGCCACCGATTCTAAGGGCAAGACGCCTAACCCCGGAGATAAAAAACTCGCTGCGATCGCATGGATTGAGATGGAAATTGACAGCATTTACGACGAATACCGGGAGGGATGCAGGGTTTTTAACTGGAAGGGGGTAGGGATTCCCCATTTCTCGGTATTCCTGCGAGGCAACAAGACAGACGGGAAAGAGCCGTATTGGAGGGCTGCGCTTGAGCAGCACAAGGCACGGCAACAGCAGACAGACCCTGATTTAGTCGAGGCTATCGAGCAAACCTCTGAACCATGGGGCAGCTATCAAAACCCCGATCCTGGGTTTTTAGACTACCTACTGCGGATCTGCCTGCCCAAACTGCCCTGTAACAAGGGCGTGACCCTAAACAAAGGCGATGCCCACAAATGGCTGAACAGGGCCAGGGTCGAGCCGTTGCGCCTTGATGCTGCGCTGATTGAGTGGAGCAGCTATCAAGACTGGCTTAAGCGACGGGAGGGAGCCAGCAGCGCTGCTGCCATCGAAAATCAGCCTAAACCTCTATCAGAGGCAGACACTGACACCCGACTATCGACCCTCAATGAGTGGTTGAGAAATGGACGCAGGGAGAGCGTCAAGCAGGCGATCGCCACCAATCCCCAATGGGGTCTAGTGCTGAGCAATGGGGGCACGGAGGTGACATGCAAAATGACCGCTTAAAAACGCTCATTCAGTCCATCTCGCAGCTCTCGCATAAATTCACCATGCCGAGCGCTGGCGTGATTGTGCCACCCGCTAACCGATTCGACCAGATGCGCTGCTGGTTGAGTGACCCGATTTTGAGAGACGAGGCAGCCCAGTGGGCAAAACGGCACGACGTTGAGATTGTCTACAGCGAGTACGGGGTTCCAATTGACCTGATCAAAAACACGGAGTCGGATGATTGACATGCAATCTGAACTTTATTGCTCGCCCCTAGAACAATGGTCAGAACCGTGCTCTCCCGACCTAGCAGGCGAACTGGCCGCCATCAAAATCTACTGGCGATCGCAGAGTCTGTCTTGGGATGATGAGCGGCTGATTCAGTGGTTTGAGCGATCGGGCATCAAATACCCCGATACGGCTGCGCTGCATGGCTTGTCTGATTTAGCGGTCAAAAAGTTGGCTCATGACCTACAGCAAACATTTGGCAGGGGTGGGCAATGCAGCAGCTAGACCTACTCAATTACGTGCCAAGCGCTCAAGAAATGGCGATCGCCTACGATCTTGAGCCACCAAAAAACATCAATCACCACGTTGTTGCGCACTGGCAGCGCTGCGCTGATGTCTACCTGAGTCTGATGGGTCGCATTGCAAGGGGCGATCGCCTGCCTCAGAACGTTAAACGCCACGAAATTGGCCGATTGATGGCCATGCGAGAAACCGCACTGCAACGAGCCAGGGAGGGGAAATGCAACTAGAACTACTCAACCGATCGCCCAAACAACTGCTGTCAGGCTGTCACCATGTTCCTAGCTGGTTGACGATTAACGAGCAGCAGGAACTGATCAACGACCTGCGGGAATGGTGCGCCGGTGGGTTCTGGACACCCAAAATGCCCAACGGCACCCCGATGAATCATCCACTGTGTGGGCTCGGGCTTAACTGGCAGCCCTATGAATATCTGCCGACCGATCGCCCATTCCCAGGCAGGTTGATGTTTTTGGCTAAGAGGGCGATCGCGGCTACGCTGCCACACTGGCAAACCGAATTTTGGCCAGACGTCGGAATAGTCAACTATTTTCCGCCTAGTAGCTCGCTGGGGCTGCATCAAGACAGGTCTGAGGCAGAGAACCTTAGAGATGCAGGCAGTCCAGTGGTAACGATTTCGTTGGGCGATGCTGCGCTGTTTCGATTGGGGCAGCGTGCCCACCGTGACCCACCGTACAGCGATGTCGAGCTGCGCAGCGGCGATCTAATCGTGATGGGTGATTACTCTCGCCTGTGCTTTCATGGCATCCCCAAGATTTTCGGAGGCACCGCACCGGCTGCGCTGGAAATGAAGCCAGGGCGACTCAGCGTGACCATCAGACAGGCAAACGTTTTAGAGGTGAAAGCATGACACTTCGAGGCTGGATCGGTTATCTACAGTGTTTTTTTCACGACACAAGATCGTGGTGTATCGCTATGGGTCGGCATACCGCACCCACTGCTCACGCTGCCCAAATCCAAACCACTGGACGGCAAGAGAACTGCTGCACAGCCTTAAGACCTGGCTCGGGCTAAAGGCACGCTCGATCAGGGATTGGGTGAAGGGCGATCGCAGCGATGATATGCCGTTCTAGGGGTGAAATTTACCAAATTAAGGAGCTAAAACCATGACCGAAACGACTGCAACGTACAGAGCTGGAATGCCCACAATCCCCGACAGACTGCGATCGCGACCCATCCAAAACGGCTACCCTGTGCCGTGGTTCGCAATTCAGATTGATGGAGTCTACGACTTTCGCATCGTAGACAAACCCAGGATAGGCACAGCACTGAAAGAAAAACTGTGCTGGTGCTGTGGCCAAAAAATGGGAGCCTACAAAGCATTTCTGATAGGCCCGATGTGCGCTGTCAACCGGGTTATCAGTGAGCCTCCATCACATCGCGACTGCGCAGAATGGACGGCAAAAGTGTGCCCATTCCTCGCTCAGCGGCAAGAATTTAGGCGAGATATTAACCTCGATCCTAAATATTCCGTTCACCTAGAACAGCCACCAGGAAACGCGATCATGCGGCAACCGGGTGCTACATGCCTGTGGATTACTAAGAGCTTCAGGCTGCTCAGTGTGAGCAACGGTCTGCTATTCGACTTAGGTGAGCCGACAGAGGTGCTCTGGTTCAAAGAGGGCCGACCAGCGACCCGAGCTGAGGTTTTGGAGTCGATAGAGAGCGGATACCCAATCTTGCTTGATATGGCGAGGCAGGAGGGGGCCGCATCAGTGCGAGAGCTTGAGCGGATGAAAACCAAGGCGATGGAGTTAATACCCAATGAGTGATTTTTTAGACGTTAGAACGAGTGCAATGGTCGATCTTGAGAGCGGTGATCCTGGGGTTGCGATTGTTTTTGGGAATCAATACGCTTACCTCGCAACGCCAGACGCAATGGATCACGGGCTTGACCTGATCACATCTGCGATCGCGTCTAAGTTTGACGCCCTGATTGTTGGATGGGCAGTCGAGCGACTAAAGATGTCTGCCAACGAAATTGATTCAATGATGAAGTTTGCCAGAACTGCACAAGCCCCAGACATTGGGATTGAGGCCGCACTAAAACGCGATCGCGAGCGAGAGCAGGGGCGTAAATACATTGAGATGGGAATCGAACATATTTCGTTGGCTTACAGGTCAGATGTTGAAGCGCTCATATCTCAATATTTGCTCAGCGAGTTGAACTATTCAGAGGGCACAGCACAGCAGGTTGTTCAGGAGCTGCGCGAAAAGAGCAAAGCAGCAGCATCTACGGTTGTTGATGATCGGGCTGATGACGATAGCTATGAGGGCGATCGCCCATGAGCCTCAGAGTCGATCAATTCACAGCACACCTGGAATCTTTACCAGCAAGGGACACAGCGACAGCGCTGATCCTGCTGGCGTGTCGAAAGCAGGATGAGAACATGCTCGCAGGGACGATGGTTTATTTTTCTCGCCAGTTTGGAACCCAGTATTGGGCTGATCTACTTGTTGATGAAATTGAGCCACTTTTGAACGCAGAGGAATGCGCATGGATGTGGCAAACGGTCAACACGGGAGGCGATCGCCCATGAACGCATACATCAGACAAAAGGGGCTGTACAACGCCCTAGTCAAAAGCGGAGGCAGGCTCTACCGCTGGAACGTGACGCTTGGCCTATTGCCTCACTCAACTGTGATTGGAATTGGGGCTTTTCCCGTGCTCGACCTAAGCCAACGACCCGACCTACAGCGAGAGATTGACCAAGCTGCAAAGCATTTGAGGGTTGACCATGACTGACATGTTTACCATCCCCGAAAAGGGCTCGCCTATGGATATCGCGAGAGATCTGGCCTACAGCCCATCTGTGCAGGCCGCGATCGCGGATCTGATGTGTACCTTGCGCAGCGAGGCCAAGCGGCTCGGCATCCCAGATTCAGCCATCACGCAGGCGATCGCCCTCGTCAACCGACAGGATATTCCGCTTGACGACCTGATCAGCATGAAAGTCGAGGAGCGTTTCACCGATATTTTGACGCTGCTCAAGTCGAGCGGTTAGCCGCTCGCCCCTAGTCAACTCACTTCAAATCAGGCAAACTAACTTAAGAGAGACTTGAAACGATGGCAAGCACTTCAGATCTACAGCAGCAGGTTGAATTTCTGACTCAGGAGCACAAGCTTTTGAGAGAGGAGCTTGAGTGGATGCGAATGATTGTCGGCACGGTCGGCATTGATGGCCCATGGGTAAGCCCAGCGATCGCGGGTACGGTGTTTGGTCGCAGTCGTGAAAGGGTTATGGCTGATATCAACCTGGCCGAGCAATTGCGAAACGGCAAGAAACAGCAGGTCAACTTTATTTATGGTGTTCACTACCGCAACGACCAGACCCATGATTCTGGACAGCCGACCTGGAAAGTTAACCTCCTTAAGTACTCTGAATACACCAGAATCCCGCCAGACCAGATCAGGGTCGCGTGCTAGTGCTCAGAATCTCTCGCAGCTTCATTTCTTCAAAAATGGATTGCTGTTGCTTCTCACTGATAGCTTGATGGTAGGTTTTCGCATGGATCGATACGCTATGCCCTGCCCACCGTGCAGCCAGCGAATCAGGAACGCCCTTTACAGCCGTTCGGATACACCACGCATGTCTAAGAGCCTTGGGGCTGTGCCAGATGCCAAGTTGACGAAAGGCCGTTGTCACCTTTTCACCTAAGACGTTGTTGCTGTGACCATCGGGATCGATGCCAGGAAAGCGCACATCCCATAATTCAAACTGCGATCGCCAGCTAGGCAGGCAGGGATACGTTAACCGTTGCCCGGTCTTAGTGTTGTTAAAAACTCGTAGCGCTTCAGTCTGTTCGGTGAACCGAGCCAAATCGAGGTTAAACAACTCTGATGGGCGAATGCCATAGACCGCATAGATACCGTAGGCCCATCGCCACTCTGGATTTTTGATCGATTGCCAGGTTTCTAAAATTTGCTCGTCAGTGGGCAAATCATCAGGGTTTATAGGCTCGGCTTTATACCCTTGCTTCAATAGCTTTACCTCTACCTCAAACTGCTTGAGGTCGGCTGCATCTAATGCGCCAAGTCGCTGCATGAATTGAGCCAGTCTGCGGTAAGACATGCAATAAAACTCACGGTTTCGGCTCGCAGGCTCCGATCGATTTTCAATCGTTTCCTTCATGAGCGTGAGTGTGAGCGGTGCAGACTGAGGCAGTTTCTGAAAGTAGAGCCAGTAATTTTTATGATAGGAATTTTCTTTGTTTGGGTCTTTCTTTGTGTGACTCCAATGATCGGCAGTGTAGCGCTCAATCCACTCTGCAACTGTCTCAGGTGGCTTGTGTTTTCCCTTTAGCCATGGCGACCATTCAAATTTTCCATCCAATATCTGAGCATCAATCAGTTTGACCCGTTTGGCGATCGCGCTGAGTCCTGATGCCGACGCACTGACGCCGAGTGCAAGCTCATGCCGTTTAACAGCACTATCACCCGGTCTAATCGGCAGATGACTGGAACGCAGGTACAGACGCCCATCTTTGGCGCGAATGTCGCACTTTTCAAGGGATTGATTGATCTGGGCTATCCGCTCGGCTAGATCCACGTCTCCCCAATTTCTCCCCAATATCTCCCCAGAATTATCGCATCTCAGCCCAGAAAATCTAACTTGAGTGAGTCAAAAAAGAAATCTAGGCGAGGGGCGACAATCGGCTAAAAGCCTTTTAGGGGCTGGAACGGAGAGGGAGGGATTCGAACCCTCGGTACGGTCTTACGATTCGTACAACAGATTAGCAATCTGCCGTGTTAACTGCGAGAGCCTTTATTTGCAAGAGTTTTCAGGATCAATTATTTTCAGTTCCCCTATTTCTCCCCAGTTGGGTGACCGCAGTTTTTACAGGCTTTGCTGCGCTGAGATAGGGTGAGTAAATATCAAACCACAAAAAAGCGACCGCTTGACATCCTCCCCTGCCTGAAGGCGAGGGGATTCCTAAGACTCACGACTTAGGTTTCTGTTTCATAGCACTTGCCTTCCGAGATTTGCTCTCTTCGGGTCTTATAGTCGCTCCACAGACTAACACTGCCTGTCCAGCAGCTAAATGGTTTTTAGCAGCATTCACATCTCGGTCATGGTGAGCATTGCATTTAGGACAATCCCATTCACGAATATTGAGCGGAAGCTTTTCAACAACATGCCCACAACACGAACACGTTTTAGAACCAGGGAACCAGCGGTCAAGCTGGATAAAAGTGCGTCCATGCCAACTAGCCTTGTAGGCCAGTTGGCGGGTCAGCTCACCCCATCCAGCATCGGATATGGAACGCGCCAACTTCCGGTTTTTGACCATGTTTTTCACTGCCAACGACTCAGCGACGATGGTTTGGTTTTCTCTCACCAATCGCGTTGTCAGTTTGTGCAGGAAATCTTGACGAGAATCTTTAATCTGCGCATGGATACGCGCCACTTTGAGCCGTGCTTTATCTCGGTTCCGAGAGCCCTTAGTCTTGCGGCTAAGCGCTTTCTGGGCACGTCTGAGCTTTTTGTAAAGTCGGTTAAAGTGCTTGGGGTTAGCAACCTTCTCACCATCACTGGTTGTAACCAGACTGGTGATACCGGCATCAATCCCGATCGCTCTGTCAACCCTTGGCAATGGCTCAATAGTGGGGTCATCCACCAACAGAGAAACAGTCCACCTTCCCGATGGCTCAAGCCTCACTGTGATAGTGGAAGGCTCAACATCCCTAGGCAGTGTACGGCTCCATCGAATCGGCAAAGCCTCGGAGCACTTAGCCAAAAACACCTGTCCATCTTTCCAGCGGAAAGCAGAGCGGGTAAACTCTGCACTGCCACCATTGCGCTTCTTTTTAAAGTTGGGATGCTTCGCTCTACCTGCCCAGAAATTGGTAAATGCAGTTTGCAGATGCCTCAATCCCTGTTGCAGCGGAACGCAGCTAACCTCATTCAAAAAGCTCAAGCTCTCGTCTTTTTTCCAGCCAGTCAACATCGAAGACGATTGGTTATATCCAATCCGCTCTTGATGCTGATACCACGCCTCCGTCCTCGCTGCCAACGCCCGGTTATACACTAAACGCACACAGCCAAGAGTCCGTCTCAGCAAGGTTTCTTGCTCAGTGGTTGGATAAAAACGAAACTTGTAAGCGCGTTCTGTCATGCTTCACAGTCTAACATTTGCTTTGTGAAGTTAGTACAAATGTTTGGTGATTTCACGGTATTGAACCACTCAATCACCGCCCCTATCCCTCACTGCCATTCATGACAGGGTCTCCCGGAGATAACGATGAAGCAGTGAAAAGGGGCGATCGCGAGCCAGGTTTTAAGTCTGTTTTGATGGATAAAATATGAATGGCGATCGCCACCGCTGTTCTAAAATCACCCAACTGCTAACGCTAGGCTCATGGCAGCCATCCCTATGGCTCAACCGGGAGGAGGTACGGGGTATGACAATAACCCAAGTTGAGAAAATCGGTCACAGCAGGCGATCGCCGCCCCTAGAATAAAAGTCAACCATTGTTCTAGGGGCGGGTTAAGTATCATCCGTGGGTGGCTGAAAGGGTGGGGGGATTGCCTCAACAAAGTGCAGTGAGGTCAGCAGGCCAAACGCATACCCATAGGCTAGGGGGTCACTGAGGGTCGCCGCTGGAATCAGTAACTTGCCTCCGATCGTCTGAGGCACGATCTTAAACGCTCGGTCTAGATTGAGGTCTGCTAGTTCCGGCAGTTGCTCAAGCGGCAGCTCTAGCCACCAATTTTCAATCAAACTGCGCTGCTCTGAGTCGAATTCTCGATTGAGTTGAAAAAAGTCTCGCAGAAACTGCTGCGCGTCTGGCTCCAAGTCGTTGAAGCTCAGCGGAGTCGAGCGCATTGTAGACAAGATGGTTTCGATCATTAGGGGGCTCCTACTCTGGCGATCGCTAGGTTGAAATTTCGCACGGCATTGTAAAGCAGTGCTATTTCGGCGTTGCCCACTCCTGCTAGTCCGTCAGTCAGTGCGCACGCAAACACTCGGGCTGTGTTCAGCATGTTTCCGTCAGGCGCTCCGTTGTTGTTTCTCGCTAGATAGTATGGCGCAAGGGTAATGGGCGTTTGGGTACGACTTACGGTGCTTGATATAATCTCTGTTGCGTTTCTGTAGATACCTATGGCATTTGAAGACGGAGATTGCAGCGATAATGCACCATCGCCGCTCACCCCAGGATAGGAAAGCAGCACTCCATCGGAAACATTATCGCAGCGTCCTTGAAGTGTTCCGTTTGCGTTTGTGAGTCGATAAGTGTAGGTTGATCCTGCGTCGATACTTCCGCCTAGCATCCAGTATTGAGCTGGGTCAATTAACCCAGTGCCATACAGAAAGATCCCACAATTGCTTGTGTTAACGCCTGTCATGCCGATGTTTGAGGCGATCGCCCTGCCTGAACCAGGGGCTAGGCCGTTCGATTCGCTGTAGTCGCCTGCCACGATATTGATCAGCGTTGCATCAGGGCCGTAGGCTGCGGTTCGAGCTGCGCTGAGATTCCCACCGCAAAGCAGTAGCAACTGTCTGATTTTGCTTGCAATCGGTTCTAGGGGCAAGAAAACGAACTCGTCCGCAGCGGCTAGGGTTGGGTCGCTGATGCTGCCGCCATTGGCCAAAATCGCAGCTTTCCAGGCAATAGCGCGATCGCTCAAATTACTGGCTGATCCAGACTGTAAAACAGCGCTGTTACCTATTTGGCTCAGCGGCACGGCTCCAATCATCATGCTGCTTTCCTCTTGGCGACATTGAACCGACCGGAGAGCACATCCCCCGCACCGTCAACATTGTTGAGGTCAATCACCCGCATTCGATGGTCATCAGGGATGATTACCGGCGAAATGGGCACGGTGATCAGGTCGCCTTTTGCCTCGCTCGCCTCTGGCAGGCCAATGCCGAACGAATAGTAACGGGTCTGGCTGGCAGTCTGCAGAACCCCACTCGGGCACCTGAGAAAACTAGAGCCTGCATTCACGTTATCCGCTGTAAATGCCAGCCTGCGATCGCCATTTGTGGCACTGGTGATGTATTTTACGAATCCGCCTAAGATTTGATAGTAGTAGTCATCTGGCACGTCGATCGTGAGGACGTGAGAGGAAAAGATCCCATCAATGATCGTTGACTGCCAGTTTCCAGACTGATAAATCAGACCCTCAAAACTTCCCATAAACCCTCTGCCTATTTTCTACAGGGTTCCCGCAGGGCTCAGGCGTCGGTTTGCGGCTCCCCAAAATAAACAACGATATCGCCCCTAACCGGAAACTTTACCGACCCGTCTGGATAGACCCGTTTGAGGGTGTGGGTATAGCGCACGCTGGGCACCAGCCGGATCGAGTCGGCTTTTGGCAGCGACACAATCAGGTCGCCGGTCTGGTCGGCCAGCTCGCACGTAAAGGAGGCGATCGCAGTCCCCAAAAAATTGAGTATTTCCGATGTGAATGTGCTGCCGGTTAGATCCTCCGGCTGTCCATCTGGGGTTTTGAAACTCAGGGTCGTGCTGTAGTCCTCACCTGAGATGATCGTGTGTCGATAGTTGCCCATGGTTTGCTCTAGCGCATGATAGTAGTATTCCCGTGCCATTGTTCTAGGGGCGAAATCCGACATTTCCGACAGTAGGGCAAGAATTTGTGTCGGATCACTTGGGAACTCTGAGCACAGCAGCGTTTTTACTGCAAGATATTGGGCGATCGCCACTATGGTCAGACGAACAAAATACACGCCTGAGAACGTGCAAAAAATACTCGATACGATGGCTCAAACCGGCTCAGACGGCAGCAGCGCCAAGGCTGGAACAATCAGCCGAGATACGCTCTATGCGTGGATCAATAGATATCCTGAGTTTGCTGAGCAAGTCAGTCAAGCTAAGGCAGAGTATCGAGAGACTTGCCCTGAAGTGCTGGTGAGGCAGGCTAACAAGGCGTTTTCTGACTACCTGTATGGCCGAATGGAAAAGGTTGTGAGAATCACCAAAAAAGGAACGACAAGCCGAGGGGATGGCGAGATCGGCTATGAGGAGGAAGTGATCCAGCGCGTTCCGGTGGGGGTGCCTCGCTGGGCTATTGAGCGAGTGTTGGGCAAGCCAATGGATGTTTTGGAGGCTGCTAAAACATTCGCTGAGGCTGGAATCCTTCCCCATTGGATTGTGCAGCGAATCGCTGAAGAAATCGAAGGGGCTAAGAAGGGCATCAGGAACGCTTTTGAAGGTGTTTTGCCTGATGCTGACTTTAGAGCGGAAAAGCCCGGTCTATCGCCGCAGACCGCCGCAGCAATCAGGGCTCATGTTTTGGGCATTGACTTGGCTCAGCAAAACAATTTAGACGACTCAAAGCCTTTGACAGAGGAGGTTTCACGGTAAAATTAAAGATAGCAATGCCTCTCGCGAGCTGGTAACTCCAGAGGCTCTAACCCTTGGCAAGAAGGATCAGCAAAATTGATGATAGAGCACTTTGATGCTGCAAAGTATTTCCTTGGAAAGCTTTGCAAATACGGTCACGAATGGAATGAATCGGGTCAATCACTTCGCACCCTAGCAAATCGTTCATGCTATCAGTGCTGCTTACTTGCATCACAGCGATGGAAACAACGCAATCCTGAGAAAACTCAGGAATATAGCCGCGAACAGTGGGGAAAGAATCCACGCAAGCGATCGCCTGAATACTATCGTGATTACTACAGGCGAAATGCAGAGGGCTATAAACGCCGGAATGCAAAGTACAGAGCCAAGCGTTCAACGGGCTTTGTTGAGGGTGTGAGGCGATACTCTCAACTGCACTGGAAAGAGCAGTATTTGAAGCATAGAGATGAGGTTCACGCTTACCGGAGGCAACGACGGGCCAAATCAAGAGGGGTGAGAGTGGAGCCCTACACAGCGCAGGATCTTGGCGATCGCCTTAAGTTGTTTGGGGGCAAGTGTGCATACTGTCAGCAGTTGCTTGATTCGGCAGGCGAGCCACACTGGGATCATGTTGTGCCCATTTTAAGGAATGGGGTAGATGGGCTTTCCAACCTTGTGCCATCGTGTAAGCATTGCAATTGCCGTAAATGGGCGCATGACGCCTATGCATGGTACTCAAGACAGCCGTTTTTCTCTCGTGAGCAATGGCAGCTAATCAATGAAGCTTGCAGCTATCCATCGGAGCATCAGCAAAAGCCTATTAGCGAGTGATGACGGTCGAGGCACAGGAGGCGATCGCCTGCTCATGCCCGATGGGGTTGACTGGCGAGCGATGCCACCGGCGTTGATGCCCTATCAGCAGCGGTGGGTATCGGATGACTCGCCTATCAAAATCTGTGAGAAGTCCAGACGGGTCGGTCTGACATGGGCCGAGGCTTGTGATTGCGTGTTAGATGCTGCCAGCGCTGGGGGCAGGAGCGTGATCTATGTCTCGTATAACTTCGACATGACTGAGAACTTTATTCGAGATTGCGAGTTTTGGGCGAAAGCCTTTAAGCTCGCAGCGTCTGAGGTTGAGGAGGTCATGCTCGAAGATGAGCAAATTCTCGCCTATCAGATCCGGTTTTCATCGGGCAACACCATAAAGGCTCTGTCAGGCAAACCGAACAACATTCGAGGCAAGCAGGCGCGTGTCGTGATTGATGAGGCCGCATTCTGTGACAATCTAGCGGGTCTGGTCAAGGCTGCGATCGCCCTGCTGATGTGGGGTGGCAGGATTTCGATCATCTCGTCTCACAATGGCGTTGATAACCCGTTTAACCTGCTGATTGAAGCGGTTAAGGCTGGCGAGCTGACCTACTCACGGCATCGAATCACGCTAGATGATGCGCTGATTGATGGGCTCTATGAGCGTATCTGTCTAACCCAAGGCCAAAAGTGGAGCCCAGACGCAGAGGACGAATGGCGATCGCAGCTATACCGAGACTATGGCATTGATGCAGAGGAAGAACTCGACTGCATACCGTTCAAAGCTCGGCCCGGTGGCGTGTTTAATCGCGACTGGTTTGAGGTGGTTGATTCTATCCCCAATGGGGGCACCGAGTGCCGATTCTGGGATATGGCCGCCACAGCTCAAGAGCAGAACAGTGAGGCGTGTCTAACCTCTGGCGTGCGGATGAAGCGGATCGGCAATATCTACTATATTGGCCACGTTGATGCTGAGCGACTAGGGCCAGCAGAGGGTGACGATCGCATCGTTAGCTGCGCCCAGCAGGATGGGCGGTTTTGCATGGTCAGGTGGGAAAAGGAGGGGGGTAGCGCTGGCCCCAAGGTCGATGCATACCTTAAGGCTCGTCTGGCAGGGTTTAACGCCACGGGCATCAAGCCGCTGGGGGATAAGCTGCTGAGAGCCAAACCATTCGCCTCAGAATGCAAGCGAGGCAACGTGAAAGTATTAAGAGCCGACTGGACAGACCAGTATTTAGACTGGCTCCATGCGTTTGACGGGCTATCAGGCAAGGGCAAGATTAACGACCCGATCGACGCCAGCAGCGGAGCCTACAGCGTATTGAAGGAGACGATCGATCGGGTTGAGTTTGCCACGACCGGACGCAAGCGGATCGCCTCACAAATGAAGGGGTATTGACCCAGTTCTTACTCTTGACAAGAGTAAGAATGTCTCTTATATTGGGTGAATACCACTCGGGGGACAAGGGCATGGCAATTATCTCTTACGACGATTTTGAAGGGCACCACATCGGTCATGAGATTGACGCTGAATTCACCCGTTTGGGCGTCGGCGATCTTGGTGACGGGGGCCTGGAGTCGTCAGGCCCGTTTTGGGATCTTGGAGGTAGCCCAATTCTTGAAAAGAAGCCGGAAAGTCTTGACCCAATCAAAGCCGTGGTTTTCATTCGCAGTAGTGATGCGATGTGGCGTTGTTGGGCTGCTCCCCTGCTGGCTCACCTCAAAACGATTGAGAGCGGAACGTATTACAGGTCTATTTGGAAGGAAATAGCGCTGTTTGAGGTTGCGTATAAAGATGCTGACGATCGGCTCTCTCGTCAGGTAGGTGCAGAGAATCAACCCAATGCAGCTCAGATGTCTGCTCTAATCGCCTAAACCTCGCGATCGCCCCTCTCGCCAATCAGGGGCAATTGATACCACTCAGAGGGCACCTCAAATGCTTTTTACTCAAGTAACCGAAATCAACGAACCCTGGGCAAACTTGCAAGCTAAAACTGAAGGATTTAAGCCATGCAAGGCACGCTATGAAGACGGCGTGCTAACCATGCGCCTTCCCGGTGGTGACGACTACGCAGAAGAGACTCTAGAAGTTGCAACCTTGAAGCAAGCTAAAGAAGTTTTCCTTAGAACAGCACTTGATTTTGCTAAAGGCTCCGACGCTTACAACAGTCTTTAACGCAACAAAACCCGCGATCGCTTTTCAGATACCACTCAGAGGGCGATCACGGGTTTCATTTTGGAGAATACCACAATGCCCAGACGACACGGATCACAGAACAAAGGCGGGAAGCTGCCCACCGGCGAGCCCGCTAGAGCCAGTACGCCCAAAAGCAATGCAGGTCATGCCCTGCCCGAAGACGTCAAGCAGGCGATCGCCTCACTACCTCAGATTGAGTCTGGCGAGTGGAGTAAGAGCTATCTGGCTGAGCAGCTCTGGAAAAATTACCTTGGGATGCCAGCAGACTACGACTGGGCGGATCTTGAAATCATAGCCAAGGGTGAAATACTCGTCTAAAGGTTGCCCCTAGAACTTTGGTTATTTCTCGTCCGGCCAGATCGGGGTTTCATCCAGCAAAATGCCCTGCACGCTATCGATTCGACTGCCCTCACTCTGAACGTTCCAATGCCCACCCATTACCTCTTTACCTACCAACACGAACTCTAGGGGCCATGCGATCGCCTGTGGTTTGCGGGTGAGCAGGGTGAGGGCGAGCTTATCGGTTATGGGCACCGCATACAGGCTGGGATAGGGTTGATTGCCCTGTAAATCTGCATCCCACTGAAACAGCAGCTCTGAATCATAGGAGCCCTCTGAATCAAGAAATCGGCTCGCCTTGAAAATAGAGATTCGGTGGGTGGTGTTGCCTCGTCGCCTGCGGGTCTGCCCTGGCAGCGGCTCAAGCGAGTCGCAGCAAATGTGAATTTTGTAAGGCTCGCCTTCAGTCGCTTTTTTGAACGGAATATATGTCCAGGTTCGCACCGCTCGGGGTGTGTCGCGTGACACCCGTTTGACCCTGCCGTGTCTGCCTATTTTTGTTTCTATCACCTCATAGGGTTTGTGCAGCTCTGGTCTGCGCTGTGCCCAGAGCGATCGCCTCACCCAGTCGAGAATATCAATAACAATTCGGTCGAGCCGCATTTCAAGATTTCCAAACCTTGAGCAGGTCAATTAAGCGCTGTATCTGCTTTTGGTCGAAAATCACCAGAAATACACCGCAGATATAGAGGGCGATCGCCCACCACGGCACCGCAGCCAGCCCTACGTTTAACTCCATTTGCCCATTCGTGCTTTTGAGACTGGGGCTGCTGCTGATGGCTGCCACAACGGCCAGCATGACCGTGAGCGTGACCAACCGCAGCAGCTGATCCAGTCTGCTGGCTGTATCCTCCGCTCGGGTTTTTGCTCTGCGCAGCTGGGCGATCGCGCTGCTCTGCTCTAAATCCTGCTTGGCCTTGGCCTGCATGACCTTTTCGAGGCTAGCAACTCGGGTTTCTAGGGCATCGATCCGGGTTGGGTCATCCATGGGCTCACCTCGCTTTTCCACAGCATTCCCGCGCCATTTTTCGAGCGGGAATGCTGTAGATGCCGCCCAATAGAGTCGCCCATGGTCGCCGTACCCAGACAGCTTAGAGCCGAGATTGCAACCGCTAAACGGGATGTGGTTTACCCCGTGTATGGGGGCGATCGCCTGCAACCCGTCGATGAGCTGCTGCTCTACCACGGGCAGATGAGACAGTGGGATACCTACGAGGATCTACTGCTTGACCCGCATATCTGGGCTGTAATGCAGAAACGGTGGAATGCGGTGGTCTGCCGTGAGTGGGAGGTCAAACCGGCGAGCAATAGCGCACCTGATAAAAAGGCTGCGGATATCGTCAGGGCCAATCTAGAGGCGCTTGCAACCCGCACGCCAACGGAGGAAAAGGGAGAGGCGATCGTCACCACGGCTGGCGGGTTTGACCAAACCTCGCTTGGCCTATTGGATGCGATTCTGAAGGGGTTTGCCGTTGGTGAGATTATCTGGGGTGCGGACGGTAAGGAAAATTTCATTGATGAGATTCGCATTAAAAATCAGCGGCGGTTTACCTATGTGGCAGGCGATCGCGGCTATAAGCTCAAGCTGCTGACGACGGAACAGCCATTTAATGGCATCACACTGCCTGCACGAAAGTTTATTGTCCACACGTTCCAGGGCTATAAGTCGCCCTATGGGTTTGGGCTGGGTGCCAAACTGTTCTGGCCAAAATTCTTTAAATCCAATGACATCAAGTTTTGGCTAGCGTTTTGCGACAAATACGGCTCACCCACTGCGGTGGCCACCTATCCCGATGGTCGAGATGACTTGAGGGATGAGTTATTGAAAATGATCGATCGCATTGCCCAAGAAACGGGCATCGCGATCCCTGATGGCACTGCGCTGAGCTTTTTGGAGGCAACCCGTAGCAGTACGATCAACTGCTACAAAGACCTGGCCGACTACATGGATCGGGAGGTTTCTAAGGCCGTTTTGGGTGAGACGGGCTCGACTGACCAGACTGGTGGTGATGGCGGCAGCCGTGCCCGTGATCAGGTGGGCAATGATGTGCGGATCGAGATTGCCAAGGGCGATGCTGACCTGCTCAGCGATACCCTAAACCGCACGCTGGCTAAATGGTTGACGGAGTACAACGTACCCGACGCCACACCGCCCAAAATTTGGCGCAAATTTCCTGAGTTGGAGGCGAGCGAGGATCTAGGGGCTCGTGCGACGAGAGACGAGACGATTGTTCGGTTTATGGAGCTTAAGCCGAGCACCAAATACATCAAAGACACCTACGGGATTGAGTTGATTGAGCCCGAGCCAGAGCCCCAGCAGCCCTCGACCCTCGACAAGCTTGGCAGTATTTTCGGAGGGGGTGCCCAGCCTGCTGCGATTCCTGACGGAGGCGCTGCCAATGCACCCGCAGCAGATGCGTCGCCGGAGGCAGACACCCCGACACCTAACACCGCAGATCTGAGCGAGCCGATCGACTTTAGGGGTGATCCTGGCAAGGCCGCAAAACGACGCACCTGCACCAAAGGGTTTGGGTGTGGTGACACCTGCATCAGCCGTGCAAAGCAGTGCCGTAAAGACTTAGAAGCTGAGGCACTCGAAGCGCAGCGCTATCTAGCTCGACAAAGCATTAAGCTACAGCTCGATAAAGAGGAGCTGCAACGGCAACTAGCAGAGATGCAAGCCAAGCTGGCAGAAGTCGAGGCACAGGCGCTCGCAACCCCTGAACCCGGCAGCGTTCTAGATGTGCCTATCGAGTCTCTAAACTTTGACCCTGAAAGGTTTCAATACAAGTTGGTGCATGGGGCAACGGGTTCTAGTGGCTCGTTGTCTGGGGTCAAGACTTGGGATGCCAACCTCGCTGGATTAGTGCAGGTGTGGCGTGACCCTGCTGATGGCAAGACCTACGTGGTAAATGGTCACAACCGAGCCAATCTGGCCAAACAGCTAGGGGTTGATAACGTCACCGTGCGCTATTTAGATGTCAAGGATGCCCGTGAGGCGCGTGTGACAGGCGCGATCACAAACGTAGCTGAAGGCCGTGGGACAGCCATCGACGCTGCGAAATTCTTCAAGGATTCAGGGCTCACCCGTGAGGATTTGCAGCGTAAAGGCATCCCCATGAGGGAGGCGATCGCCACCCATGGCCTAGCGTTGAGCGAATTGGATGATGCCCTATTCAGGCGCGTAATCGATGGCGATATGCCTCAAGAGCGAGCCGTAATCATTGGGGGCAGTGGGCTCAAAAAGGATGAGCAGCGATCGCTCGTTGACCTGATTGAGCAGCAGGAGAAAAAAGGCCGACGCATCACCAACGAGGTGATCAGCGAACTCACCGACGTGGTTAAATCGTCTGGCAGTCAGAGCGAGCAGCAATTTGACCTATTCGGCATGACCGAAACGACCCGAAACCTGGCACTAGAAAAGGCCACACTACAAGCCAACATCCGCAAGAAGCTGAGCCGTGAGAAGAAACTATTTAGCACGGTGGCTAAGTCGCGAGCCGCTAAAGACCTGGCTAAGGCAGGCAACCAGATCGATATCGAGCGTTCTAAGGGCGTGTCGGATCAGGCCGCTCAGACCCTGGCAGTGTTTGACCAGCTTAAAAACCTATCGGGACCAGTCAGCAGCCTGATCAACCAGGCAGCCGAGCGGGTTGCCAATGGCGAGAAAGCCGACCGGGTGACAGATGACCTGTACCAAAAAATGGTGAGCAGCCTGCCAGATATCCTGTCGGGCAAGACGGTCGAGTTTGCCGAGTTTATGCAGGGTGCGATCGACTTTGCTCGGCTCAAAAATGCTGGCAACACCCAGCAGGCAAAAAACTGTAAAAAGGGCTGGCCCTGCGGGTTTACATGCCTGTCTCGGGCTAAGAAGAATTGCAAAAAACCGATTGAAGGACAGGCGAAAGCTTACGTCGATTGGTTAGAGCGAAAGATTCAGCTCACACCGGGCAACAGTTTGAGTCAGCTAGATAAAGGAGAGGCGATCGCCAATCGGCTGCTACCATCAGACAAGCCATCAGACAAGCCTAAAACCCGTGCAGACGGAACTCTGATGGCAGTTCTAGAGATAGAAGATAGGCTTAGACCTAATCGCTTTGAAACCCTCGTTGCATTCGATGCAGATGGCAATCAGGTATTTTCCAGGGAAGGGGACAAAGACTCTGTTGATCTGGAAAATGCAGAAACGGTGTTGTCGCTTAAGGGTATGGTCGTGACCCATAACCACCCATTAGGATGGAATTACCAGGAGGGCGAGCCAGGGCACAAAGGAAACTCGTTCTCTAAAGACGACTGGAACCTGTTCGCTTATGGCGAGATGGCTGAAATGAGAGCGGTTTCGATCGGGTATCGCCACTCGATTAAGGCTCCCGAGAATGGATGGGGCAGCGGTGAGCCGATGGATCGCGTCGATCGGCTTGACAATGCATGGAGGCAGGCAAAGAGAGAGGTTGACGTGATTTCGCACATGTCGATTGATCTGGGCTATGCACTCGGACAGGCTCAAGGAGAGAGAGCGGTTGCCGCTGCCAACGCAGAATTTCATCATGAGATGGCTGTCAGAGTGGCCAAAAAGTTAGGCTTGACCTACATCAGAGAACCGTATGAGCCAGTTTCAACTTGATAAATCCCTCTCAATCCCTGCCTACAGCACCGTTTGCAGCAGGTGCAGACACCTCAACCGTGAGGGCGATCGCCAGTGTGCTGCATTCCCCAGCGAGATCCCGTTACCCATTTGGTTGGGTGAGAATGACCACACCCAACCCTATGAGGGTGATCAGGGTATTCAGTTTGAGGCGATCGCCTGACCCGCCCCTAGAACAAATGCCAAAATAGACCACGGGAATGATGGGAGCAGTGCTACGGATGCCCACCCATGCCCGAAACTCTGCCCAGCGACTCAAAAGACCGCATCTTAAACGAGTTACTCTACCTGCAACTCACAGACAATCTAAAGCCCGTCAGTGAGTTGCCAGAAGAATGGCAGGCTGCGGACTATGCCGAGCGAGATGACCTAGATAAGGTGTGGAGCCAGTACCACGATACGGTCAACATGACGGCATCGCAGCTTAAGCAGTGGTCTGAGGGTGAGTATTCTAAAGCTGCCAGTCAGGGGCGATCGCCCATCACCCGCAATCTTGAGCTACTGAGCACGCCTAAAGACAAGTGGACAGCAAAACATATCCGATGGGCAAAAAAGACCATCGGGTTTGTGGCACGGATGAAGGAGGCAGGCCAGGGCGAGCCAGTCAGCAAAGATATACCCTACTCAAAGCGTGATATCAGCCTGAAAAATTGGGCGTATGACCCTAAGAGCAGTTCAGACCACTCTGAATCGCTCGGTTTCAGCGAAGGAGTCAACCGGGTTGTGATGAGGTCTGGGGCGATTGACTTTAGAGCCGTAATCGACCGGGTTGTTAAGTCGAACGGGCTAGAGATTGGGCTTGAATATTTGCCCGGTGGGGTGCGGTTCCCTGGCACCAAACACAGCAAAAAGCTGCGCTGCGGCTATGGCCACATCAGGGGCTATCAGGGCAACGATAAGGAGGCACTCGACTGCTACGTTCACCCCGATGTGCTCGATGGGGTTGAGGGTGCAGGCGATCGCCCCATGTTCGCTGTATCTCAACTCTCGCCAGAGGATGGCGATTTTAATGAGTACAAAATCATGATCGGGTGGGAATCGGCTGACGCTGCTGAGCAGGCTTACCTCAGAGAAATGCCAGAGGAGTATTTTGGGGGGATTGAGGAGGGCGATCGCGAGTGGTTGCAACAGTTCCACAAATCAGCCAGTTTTGAGGAATCGATCGACTTTGCACGCCTCAAACTGGCAGGCAATACCCAGCAGATTAAGAACTGCACCAAAGGCTGGCCTTGCGGGTTCACCTGCTTGAGCCGAGCTAAGAAAAATTGCAAACGGCAGTTAGAGGGGCAATCTGCTGACCTGCAACAGTGGCTAGAGAAAAGCGCAGCAGCGACACCCAAGGATCAGCCACAAGTCACCACCAAAACAAAACGTCTTACCTTAGACGATGCACTGAAAATCCCCAAAGCCGAGCGTCCATCTATCGTCAAGATTGGCGATAGCTTCAAAGAAAAGGATGCACCGTACATCGTTGAAGAGGGGCCATACGGCGATCGCAAGCGCTACGCAGAGGATGCCTACACCGATTCATTCATGATCCGCAGCCAAAACAGTGGGCAACTGGCTCGATACTATGCGGTGATGTCTGACGGCACGACGCAGGGGCTAGATTCTGCGTTTATGCTGTCGAAGCCAGAGCATTACTCAAAGCTCAAGCGCAAGCTGACCGGCAGCGGTGGGGGCATTGATAGCGCTGCTCGGGAGTATTGGAAGCTCGCAGGCGAGGAGGAACGCACTGCACTGGCCAACGATGCCACGCTGCTGGGGCGTGTTAAAGAGCTATTGCCACAATCGACCATCGGCAGCCCTAAATCAGTTGTGCTCGCCTATGATGAGCATCCTGAGTGGGGTAGACGTGAATACCTCGTGATTGAGGGTGAGCGAGGGTTTCGCACGATCCAAAACATCGACTTTGAGCCCAAAACAAAGGGCAGGTTTTCATCGGGAAATAAGCCGATTGATGAGGTCTTAGACGAGGAATCTAAAGCCAGTGGGCTATTTTTCGATCGGCAGATGCCTCAGTATTGGAATGCTGACGCGATCGCCAGTGGGCTAGGAGTCAAGCGGCTGCCCGACGTGTCTGTACCTCCTAATACCTCAAGTGTTTCTGAGGCTGCTGCTCGCAGAGTGCAGTATTTCAGGGATAAGCAGGATGCACGGTTTTCAACCGACTCGACCCCAGCGAAACCCCGAATCGAGCTTAAGGATGCTGTGACCCCAGACGACCGGGCAAAATACGCTCGGCAGGAGCTAGAACTAGCCCGTCAGAGCGGCGATCGCACCCGTATCAGCAAATGGGAGGCAGAAGCAAAGCGCACCCGTCAGGCAGCATTAGAGGCCGAGCAGCAGCGACTCAGCCAAACCCAAACCAGCTTGTTTGGAGTGGATGAGCACAGCAATTTGCCGCTGTTCAATTTCAGTGAGGATCGAGCACTCGATATTGCTGCAATCTTTGCAGAGCAGGCCATTGAGCAGGCTAAACCAGCGATCGCCCAATGGACTGGCACCATACAGAAGCTAATCAACGAGGTGGCGAGCGGGTCTGGCTCCGACCGAGAGAAGTTTATCGAGTTGCAAGAGCGCTTACCCGAGCTTTACCCACGGCTCTCGATCGTTGAGTTTGCCGACGTTCTAGGGGCGGCTTTGTCGGCTGCTGAGGGGGCTGGTCGGTATGAAGTGATTGAGGGTCTAGGGGTTGAGGAGGCGAGTTTTGAGCTTTAACAGCAGCAGCCCCGCGCTCTACCTGAAAGGTGAGCGTCGGGAAGAATGCGCGTCAGTTGATGGGGTTCAATACCCCAGAGATTGACAATTTTCTCAGCAACTCACGAATAACATCGGACTGCGTTCTGTCTGTCAGCTTGCAGTACTTTTGCAAATGCTCAATCTCACGATCTGGCAATCTAATACTAATCTGTGGCATGGTAGCAAATTTATAGTGATATGCTACAATAGTATCATGCAAACCGCCTACCAGTACCGATTAAGATTGACTCGACAACAGCAAGCCACAATTGATAGCTGGCTTGAACTTTGCCGTAGGCAGTACAACTATCGGATGGCAGAGAGGTTTAACTGGTGGGAGCAAAACCGCTGTGATATAAACGCTTGTCCACTTGTTTGCTATCTGCCAGAACTTAAAGACCGTCCTGACTTCTATTCGCAAAAAAGAGATCTAGTCAACTCCAAAAAGCTGTTTCCAAGGTATGCAGAGATTCCTTCTCATACCTTGCAAGATGTAGTAAAGCGCGTAGAAAAGACGTTTGACCGATGGCTAAAAGGGGATTGCAATGGCAAGCGTAGCGGCAAGCCGCGATTTAAGGGTATAGGGCGCTATCGGTCACTAGGCTTTCCTGACCCAGTAAAAACTGAACATATTCAGGGCAAGTTTATTCAACTTCCCAAACTTGGCAAGTTAAAGCTGATTTTGCATCGCCCCATTCCTGACGGATTCTCTATCAAGACTGCTGTAATTACCAAAAAAGCAGATGGCTACTGCATCGCGCTGTCACTGAAAGATTCGTCTGTACCTGAACTTAGCCCTGATCTGCCAACTGTAGATAACACTATCGGGATTGATATGGGGCTGAAATCCTTTTTGATTGACAGCGACGGAAAAGACGAGCCGATCCCCCAGCACTACCGCAAAGCCGAAAAGCAATTGCGACGAATACAGCGCTCTCTATCTCGCAAGAAAAAAGGGTCAAACAACAGACGCAAAGCAGTCAAGCGAGTTGCTCGTCAGCATCTTAGGGTTGCTAATCAGCGCAAAGACTTTCACTACAAAACAGCTAAAAAACTGTTATCCAAAGGGAAAAACATCGGGCATGAAAGCCTGAACATTAAGGGTTTGGCAAAGTCTCGGCTAGCCAAATCGGTTAACGATGCTGGATGGGGGCAATTCCTGCAAATCCTTTCAATTAAAGCTGCAAATGCTGGGTTGATGACGATTGCGGTAAATCCAAACGGCACAAGCCAGGATTGTTCAGGTTGCGGCACAAAAGTTCCAAAGACGCTTGCTGTCAGGTGGCATAGCTGCCCTGAATGCAAATGTGAACTCGACCGTGACCACAATGCAGCTATTAATATCAGGAATAGGGCGGTAGGGCATTCCGTTCTTAAAGCTTCTGGAGTCCTAAGCAATAGCCGGACTGCGAAGGAAGAAGCCCGCGCTCTATGCGAAGCATGAGCGTCGGGAGTATGTCACGAGTGGATCGACTTTGCAGTTACCGCAGCAAAGACAGGCTCAAAAAACTGTGTAAGGGAAATCTAAAGGCAGCAACACGAGGTAAAAACACCATGGCGCAACCGATGACACTGCCCGAGAACCCAACGGCAGAGCAGTTTAACAAAGCAGAACCGATTATCGTGCAGGCGATTATCGAAGAATATTACCGAGACGGCATCACGCCACTCACGCGGGTCGAGGGCGACCCCAACACAAACGAGTTTCAGCGGACTGCACCAGGGGAATATAAGGGCGTTTTTAGCAGCGCTGACGGCAAGACTCAGTTTGCGTTTGAGATTAACAAAAGCGATATCAACTATTCGCCCCTAAACCCTGAAACCATTGACGCAATGGAGTCTGAGGGCGATGAGGTGAGCTTTAGTGAGGCGATCGCCGATGTCACGATGGAAACCCGTTTAGGGGTGTTTCACCGTCGTGGTGTTGACGGATTGGCAGAATTCTATGAGTGGCTTGATGAGTCGGATGATGAGGGCTAATCGTGGCCACAGCTTACGAACGGCTCAAGTTTGACGAGGCGATCGCCTACTTTAAGCAGAAAATACCGCTGCCTACCGAAACTTGGCAGCAAATTATCAACGACGCTCAAGACTGGGCCTTTACACTTTCAGGGGTCGAGAGTGCCCTAGTTTTGCAGACGGTTTACGATAAACTGCTGCAAATCTTGGAGGCTGAAAGCGAAACAGTAGACACGTTTCAGGAGTTTGCCGATACCTTTCAGCAGACCATGCAGGCCGCTGGCTATGGGCAGCAGTCGCCTTGGCGAGTGGCGCTGGTCTATGGGCAGAATATTCGCACGGCTTACAATGCAGGGCGATATCGGCAGCAGACTGACCCTGAGTTGATGGCTGCTAACCCCTACCTGCAATGGGTGCACGACCACCCGTTGGAGCCTCGACCCCACCATAAGGCGCTACACCTAAAGGTTTTTAGGGCTGATCATCCCATCTGGAAAACCATCTATCCTGCATCGGGGTTTGGTTGTTTCGCCAAAGGAACATTAGTCGCAACCGAAAGCGGCTGGAAACCCATTGAATCAATTGCTGTGGGCGATCGCGTCATTGGGGGCAGCGGTGACATCAAGCCTGTAAACGCCGTTCACTCGATACCCTACAGCGGAGAGATGATAAGGGTTTCCTGTAAAGGTGTTGACGATACTCTTGCGACCCCAAACCACCGTTTTTTGACTGCCAGGGGTTGGATCAGAGCTGATTCTCTGCTTGAGAGCGATGTACTCATCCAGGTCGGCCAACTTCCCAGCATTGACATATCGGTTGGCAAGGTAAACAAGATCGATTCCGCTGCTGACAATGCTTGCGTGACGCTCCCAAGAGAGAGGCAGTCGAGCAAGGCCAAAACATTCAATCCCCAAACTCAATGCAGGGATAAACACGTCAATCCAATAGGGGTAGACGTGATGATTATGAATAACCTCAAAACCCATCGCCCTGATGTGGTTGATAACCGCAGCCTCAATCTTCGTAGGCTTGGCGATTGCACAGGGGTGGCTCAATGGGTTGAGCTTGTGTGTGCGTTTAAGGCTGGCGACGATTTTTGCCCTAACGTCAGGTCTTCTAGCAGATGTAGTGATCCTGAGTTTTTCAGCAGCAGTTCTCCGGCCAGGGCAGTTCTCTTTGGTCTTGCCAGTATTTGGAGCCCGACCCTCGGCGGACATCCTCCTCATAACCTCTTTGCCGACCTGCCGGGTCTTCTCTCTCCGCTCATCATTACCAGCCCATTGAAGGGCGACGGCTTCACTGCCTCTTCTAACGGGTACGTTAAGCTGCTCGAAAAGCTTCATGATGCTGTGATTTCCAGCACTCCAGCGATCGCACAACTGCCTGATCGTCATCTTGTCCACAACGTAGAGCCTGTGCAAAACGTCTCCGATCTCGCCAGCCTGACAGCCCTCAATAGCTGCAATTTTGCTCAGCAATTGAACACTGATCTCACCCTTGGCCAGACGCCTGCGGGGAATGCCAAAGTAGCTCATTATGCCGAAAACAGCGGACACGGAGCACTGGAATCTATCAGCGATCGCCTGCAACGTCATTTCCTGCTCAATGTAGAGGAGCCGCAAGGCTTCGTTAGCGGGGCACCCCTCGATCGATTCGATTCGTTGAATGAGTTTCTGAGATGGTGCGCTACCCATGCGACTCTTACCCCAATAAACAGGCTAGAAAAAACGCTCTACACTGGCACCGTGCATGATTTAAGTATATCCCAAGATGAAAGCTATGTAATCGTTTCAGGGATTGTGCATAATTGCCGTTGTCGGGTTTTTGGTTTGAGCGATCGCGACCTGGCACGAGAGGGGCTCGCAGTTGAGGAGCCACCGAGCCAGACGGTTACAATCCGCGATCGCATCACGGGCAAAACACAGCGAGTGCCAGCGATCGAGGTTGATGGGGTACTGTATCCCATTGCAGAGCCAGGTTTTACCACGGCACCGGGGGCGTCACCCCTAGAACAGCGGCAACAAATTTTAGAGGGTGCGCTCAATCGCATGAGCCCACGACTGCGAGAGTTGGCAGCGCAGCAGATTGACTTTACCGAAACCCTCGACTTTGCACAGCTCAAAAACGCAGGCAACACCAAACAGACCAAAAACTGTGTTAAAGGGTGGCCTTGTGGGTTCACCTGCCTCAGCAGGGCCAAGAAGAACTGTAAACGCAAGCTAGAGGGGCAATCGGTCAGTCTTCAGGAGTGGCTCAAGCTAAATCAGGCTATAGGCTCAAATGAGTTTGCCGAGCGCTACGCCGCATCGTGGAGCAATGCCCCAGATGATCTCAAGTCGGTTATTGGTGCACAACCCAAGCCCAAAGAGCTATCTGGAACCGTAGAGAGAGTAGCCTACTTTCAGTCTTCAATGGGCGGCATTTATATGAATGGCTACACGCCAGACCACCCACAGGGCGAGGGGGTTTGGCGGCATGAGTATGGCCATCATCTTGACCATGAATTGGTGGCCAGCGCGATCGCCCTGGCTGATAAACAGATTGCTGCAAAGCGCTCTGAGATGGGCAAAGGTACCCGCAGCATTCAAGAGGCAAGCAAGCTGAGTACAGAGTTTTTGAGGCTGCAAAACGATCGAGCCAGTCTAGACAAGGTGCGCTACACCTCAAGCGCTAGCGGCTATACCAGGAAGGTGCACAACGATAGCGATCGCTTGGTCAAGGGCCGAGCGCAAACGTTAGAGCTGATGAGTACTGGGTATGACAAGCTCAGCGCCTATGCCGAATCAATCAGGCGCGACCCAAAACAGCGAAGCGAGTTTACCGTAATTGACAAAGCAAGAATCGGCGGTATCCCAATCAATGTGAGGAACGGCGCTCGATCCCTTGCAGACTACCCAGATGATGACAGGCTCTACTATCTGCGCGGGTTTTACAAAGACTACGAGCGAGGGCAGATAGAGCGCGATCGCCATTCTGATGCTGATGAAAACGCCCATGCTGCGCAGTGGGGCGATCGCCACTTTGAGGGGAGAGACGATATTTATGCCCAAACGTGGCAAGAGGCGCGGCGGATGGGCGTTGAGCTAACCCCAGGCAACACGGCGAGCCTGATCACCGCAGACCGTTTTAACGACCGAGAGCTATTGGTCGCATTTGTTGACGGGAAGATCGCTAGTGAAGACAAAATGAGCGGAGTAACGCCTGATTTTATTGGCTCAATCACCCTGAACAAAGTAGGGCGGGGGCATAGTGACGACTACTATGCCAGCTCTCCAGACAACCGCTACACCGAAACGTTTGCCAATTTTGTCGCGATGTACGGCTCAGGAAAGCCATACTATAACAATCTGATGAATGACCTTGCCCCAGAGACTTACGCTGCCTACCGAGAGCTGATCGACGATGCTGCAAGACAAACTTGACCTCTATTACCTCAAGTTTGGGCATACCTTTTCGGTGTTTGCCCTTGACCTGAGTAGCCCTGAGGTATCGCAGCGGCTTGAGCAGTTGATTGATGCAGCACTGGCAGGCGATCGCGGCCCTGTGACAGACGCTGATTTGGGTATTTCTGTGCCCAAAGACGCCCTGATTTAACCAATGTTCTAGGGGTGGGCTGTGGCAAAAATCCGAATCACTACACGCGACCTACAGCCACTCCGCCTATCGCTTGAGCAGTATGAGGCATTTATCAGACGGCCTACTGTAGCGCTCAAACGCATCGGAGCCTATCAAGAGCGGCGATATCAAAAGGCATTCGACGCTAACCGCACGCCCGAGGGGGCAGCATGGCCTAAGCTGGCACCCTCAACCATTGCCAGTAAACGCAACCCCAAAATGCTGGTTGAGACGGTTGGGCGCATCCCTGCGTCACTGTTCCATGAAGTGGTGAACGGGGTGATCACGGTGGGGTACGGCGACCCATTGGCCCAGATCCACCACGACGGAGCCAAGATCAGACCCCATAAAATCATCCCAAAAAACAAGAAAGCGCTCTACTGGAAAGGGGCGTCTCACCCCGTGCGCTCGGTCAATCACCCAGGCTCGACCCTGC